CGCCGCAGAGGCATGGCCGCGATAACCCGCCGCAGAGGCATGGCCGTAATTGCCCGCCGCAGAGGCATGGCCGCCTTCACCCGCCGCAGAGGCATGGCCGTAATTGCCCGCCGCAGAGGCATGGCCGTAATTGCCCGCCGCAGAGGCATGGCCGCCTTCACCCGCCGCAGAGGCATGGCCGCGATAACCCGCCGCAGAGGCATGGCCGTAATTGCCCGTTGTGTGTTGACCATTACCTTGCTTCTTGGCCATTTCAGCGACCCACTTAACAGCGCGTCGAGTCAATTCACCCAGAGACAATTCAACATTGATCGTGATCTTGCCGGATGCGATCTTGCTATCGCCTTCCTTATCGCGATCAATGAGACCGCCGACTGTCACTTCCGCATAACGGCTCGTGTTCGGCTCGTAATAGTTCCAGGTATCGAGTGGATGCTCGCACGAATGGAAGCCGCCACCAGCGCAGCGAACAACGCTGCCGGTGTGCTCGTATGTTTCGCCGACAGCATATTGATAGCCGCGGCATTGCCAATCTTTGCCGAAACCCTTGTAGGTCGTCAGCGATGTCGTGTCAGCCGCCAAGTCGGCAGCCGTCGTCGTGGCTCTTCTGGCCATGCGTAGTCTCCTCAGTGGTGTGGTGGTTGGTTCAGGATGCCCAGATCAAGACGGCGCCGATGAAGGCGCTGATCGCCAACAAGCTTGCGAGGTCTTGGATGAAGTTCTTATGGGCTTCGAGAATGATCTGCTGAACGGTTGGCGCTTTGCCGGGTGCAGCGTTCACTCTCATTAGTCTTGACCCGGGATGGGGCTGACCTGGCCGCAGACAGAAACAATGTCGTAGGTGCCGCCATGTTCTTTGAACAAGCGTTCGGCTTCTGTGAATGCAGCATCATAGGAGGGGTGTTCGAAAGGCCACATGCAGGGCCGGATGCGGCCAGTGCTGTCGCCGCGGCGGAATACAAAGTGGCCACCGCCGACTTGCTCGCCTTCGCGCTGCTTCTTTGGAAAGCGACGCATATATTCGTATTTAGTTTTTGGCTTGCCATGTTTCTTGGCTTTGTGATCGGGGCGCAGCATGCGTTCATCCGACTGAGCCGATTGCATTGCGGAGATGACGTCGAAGTCTTCCGGTCTTGGTCTGTACATAGGGTGGTCTCCTCTTGTGGTGAAATGGCAGTGGTGATGCCACAAGAGGAGTTATAGGGGCACAAACTTATTGCGTCAATCACAAAGTTTGTGAATTTGTGATTTTCAGTATTTTCCTGAAAGTACGATAGGGTGAATGCTGACGACTTCGCTTCGATCGAACCTGATTTCTCCTGCAGGATTAAACTGGTTGAGAACGAGTCGATCGCCGCTCCAGCCTACGAACTCCTTCACGTAACCCCATGGCGGAGAACCATCATCCTCCGGCGGGTGGATCTGCACGATCACATCATCACCTCGACGAGCCGGCTTGTTTGGGTGAACCCAGGCTGTTTCACCAGCCTTGTATCGCGGATACATCGACTCGCCGTCGATGTAGACGGCATAGGCACCAGCTACATTTTCAAGGGAAGGGGGGCATACCACGTAGTCGATGATGCTACCGTTGAATATGTATTTCCCATCAACGCCGCCAACGGCCTCGCCAAGAACTGGAAGCATTTTATTAGTTGTTACAATACCTTGCTGAGGTTGAACGGTTGCGTTTGGAATGGGTGGAAACTTTGTAGGCGGAGCCATAGGCCTTGGGTGGTTCGGCGTCGGCGTCGGGGTAGGCACTCCCATATCATTTAGATGGGCGGCGGGGGTCCTGTACATTGCCTCACTCATGCCGCTTGCGGTCGGGACGGAAACGAACGTTCCCTGTTTTTTTGCATCGTCAATAAGGCTTTCCATGAGGTTTTCTGGAATCTCTAAGGCCTCTGCGGCCCTCTTCCAATACGATGGTTTAAGAACATCGCCGTTGAGAAAGTTACTAATGTTCTGCTGGCTGGTCCCGACGACTCGAGCCAACTCGCTCGCGTTTCCGTCGAAAACGATACGCAATTGGTCATTTAAAATCTGCTGGAGCTCTGTTTCCATTCTTCTTATTCCTTAATTTCACAATCTTTTATCAAAAACATCACGTATTCACAAACAAACTTATTGACGTGAAATTAGTTTGTGATACTTTGTGATTGTCGAGACGGGGCCAACAAGAGCTAACCGCCCACCAAGAGGCGAAGAACCGAACGAGGCAATATATGAAATACATTTTTGAGAATGGAAATGAAATGGATTGCGGCAGAAGAAGACCGTTTTTGAGCGGCGAGGAAACAAGAAGAAGACTGGTGTTCGATGCGCCAGTGAGAAGAAGACGGGCGCGTGAAGCGCCCACCAGAAGAAGATGCAGGTGGCCCGCCACAGGGCCGCCTTGACACCAACGGCATGGGGGCAGCCATGAGAAATACAATTCCCAAGACTGAAACAAAAAGAGCGCTGGTTGAGGTTTAAACCTCGACCGGCGTTTTTTTGTGCAAGAACAAAAAAGCGGACGTTATGACCCGGCACCACCCGTAGCCCGTCCGCTTTCAGAATTGAGATCAACGGTCACCACAACCTCCCTCAATTCCTGAGGAGACCACTCTAGAAGAGCAGTCTGCCATCAGAACTACGCTGCGATCCTGCCATTGTCAACATTTGCAGTTGCGCCATCCCAATGTAACCGCCAACCCATAATCACCCCGTCACCACCGGGGCACCACGAGGAGACCAACTTGAGACGGAGAGTAATCGATGAGGAGGCACTTGCTGTGCTAAGAGAACTCAAGCGCAATGGCGCCAGCTATCAGACCCTTGCAGACCTTTATGGCTGCGGAAAAAAGACCGTGATCGACGCGTTTAACGGTCGAAAACCACCACGCACTGCCACACAGGAACATCCTGACCGCATCACTCGCATGATGCCATACAACGGCGGATGCTCCACAGTGTCTGGCCTTGTACCAGTCACATTGCCCCGCCTTCGTTGCCTTGAGGCTGCGAACGACAACTTTCCTGCAGATGTGCATACGGCAAGAGAGCAGGTGGCGGCATGACCTGTGAGTGTGAATTTTTCAATTTCGGCGACGTTGTTCGCAACAAGCAGAACCCGCACCTGACCGGCGTTGTGATCGGAGATCGCAACTGGGGCAGTGAATATCTGGTTCGTCTTGCTGATGGAGCATCAACTATCTGGTGGCATGGCTTCGAGATCGAGCACGATGATGAAGCTGGACCGCCTGCCAAGGAAGACGACGACACGAATGTCGTCAAAGTCGATTTCACACAGCGGCGCGTCATGAGGGCCGAGACAACCACGGAAGGAGCGGCGTGATGGGTAAGTTTGAAAAGGGTGACGTGATTAGAGCGAAGCGCGACATCAGCAGCTTCTTCAACAAAGACGGGCTTTATCGCATCGCGAAGGCAACCGGCAAAAGTTTTGTTCTTACCGACAATGAACAGCCGGAAGTCGGCAATGCAAAACATCACACAGACCTGCCTTGGCTCACGGAGAATTTCGAATTGGTCTCCTTGAAGATCGAAGCAGGCAAGTTCTACAAGACGCGCGATGGCCGCAAGGTCGGGCCGATGCGTGTCGATCACTTTCATGACCGCGAGTATGGATGGACGGTAGATCATCCGTTCTCGTCCAGTATCGGCAAGGCTTGGCGTTCGAACGGAACGTTTGGCACCGTCATAGGTGTGAAGCATGATGCGGACCTCGTTGCCGAATGGAACAACGAAGCTGTTGCAGAGGCAAGCAACGACAATGCGCAGCCAAAGTTCAAGGTCGGTGATCGAGCTGAGTGCACATTGGGATGCGGAAAGGCCACTGTAAAATTTGTGAGAAGCGATGGCAGGTTCCTTGTTGATTGGGATGATGGTTCGATCGGAACTGTTTTTTGGGCTGACAATGATTTCAATCTAGTCACTCCAGCCACACCAACCACCACCACCGCCATCGTCGCCCTCATCGAAAATGGCCAGCCCAAGCCATCCTCAACGCCGCATGTCCACACTTCCACCGGCGCAGCTGAAACCGAAGCGAAGCGCCTGGCCGGTAAGCACAAGGGCAAGAAATTTGGCGTATTCACGCTGACCAATACTCATGAAGAAGCCGCGCCGGTCTATGACCAAAAGTGGCAGAACCTCGCGGCTCTTGGTCTGAAGATCGACGCCATCAAGGAATTGCGCGATCTCGCGAGCCTTGATCTTCTGTCCGCCAAGCGGGCGGTCGACGCCTTCGTCGAGAAAGCCGCCTAACATCCACCAACCACACCACAAGCAAGGCCGTGCGTCTCACCAGCGCACGGCGAGAGGAGAACCATGTCTAAAGAAAACATCTTCACCGCGCTGGCCAATCGTGAGCACGAGAACGACACCAAGCTCGGAATGCCTTCTACAAGCATCGAGCACAACATTCGTCGGCTGACGCTCATTGAGAAGCTTGCAGGCGGCAATGGCTGGCGCAAGCCGCGAAACGAGCTCCGCAAGTTTTCTGATGGCAAAACACGTGGCGACCGCAAGAGGGCGCTTCGTGAAGCAGCGAACGCTCGTGTGAGCGAGGCACGTGATCCCGAATTCATGCACAGCACAGCACGTGCCCGTTTGGTAGCATCGCAGCGTAGGCAGGCAGCCTAACCACCAAAAGCGGCTGGCCACCATCCAGCCGCACTTCACCACAAAGAGGAGATACCCATGAGACAGGCGCACCTTGCGCATCAGACCGGACTTACGCGCACCGGCAAGATCAACATGCTCAATCGCAAGCCTTTCCGCACTGCGGCACAGAAGGCAGAGGCACGTCGCACAGCTGAGAAGGTCGGCGGCACATACTACAGTAAAGCGCCTGTGAGCTATCATCGGGCCGGTAAGGCGAGGGCGGAGTGATGATGCCAGAAATCAGCTGGCCAGATTTTTGGCTGAGTTTCATCGAAAAGTGCCAGGTCTTCGCTGCGTTCATTTTCTTTGCGGCTTGGCTGGCAATCCTGCCTGCGCTCGGCGTGCTGTATTTGATGGGTTTGCTGCCATGACTGAAAAATCACCTTGGTACTCAGAGGTCACCAGTGCACCATTGGATTATGTCCCGGTTACGCCAACACCGCGCAAGTACGTGCGACGCGGTTTAAAGCGAGGTCTTGCGGCGGGCATCACCGCAGCAATCGCCGTCGGCATCATCGCGCTGTTTCCGTTCGCTCTCGTGGCGATCGTAGTGCTCGGATTGTTCTGGTGGTTGGTTTGCTACCTTTACGCACGCTGATCAGAAATTGGCAGTGGCTGATCGTTCTGGCAGCCGGTGCCTACATTGTTGTCATCATCTTCACCGCACCACACTGAGGAGGCCTTATGGCTATTTCACTATCGTCGCTCAAATCGACGAAGAGAGCAGACCCGCCCGTTATTCTGCTTTACGGCGTCGACGGCATTGGCAAAACCAGCCTTGCCGCTGAGTTTCCAGACGCAATTTATCTTCCGACCGAAGGTGAGCGCACGCCGTCTGATGTTGAACTCGTAACACCTGGCACCATCGAAAGCTTTGACGAACTGCTGGACGTGTTCGGCGAATTGCTCACCGAGGAGCATGACCGCAAAACGGTTATCCTCGACAGCCTCGACGGTCTTGAGCCGTTGGTATGGGCAGCAACATGCCGACGCATCGGCGTTTCGTCTATCGAGGAAGCAGGATTCGGAAAGGGTTACGTAGAGGCCGACGCCGAATGGAACGAGCTGATGGCAGCGGTTTCTGCCCTTGCTCAGCGTGGCATCTGCGTCGTGATGCTGGCTCACCCTGAAATCGTACGCTTCGACAGCCCTGTGACGGATCCGTACAGCCGCTACCAGCCGAAACTGCACAAGCGTGCCAATGCACTGGTCCGCGAGAAGTCCGACATCGTCGCGTTCATGAACTACCGCATCTCCATCAAGGAGAAGGAAGTCGCTCGCCAGACTAAGGTTGCTCACGCTGAGGGCGGCAAGGAGCGACAGGTGCATCTCGTCGAAGGTGCCGGATTCAATGCGAAGAACCGCTATTCGATGCCGGACGCTGTGCCGTACCGCAAAGGGCAGGGCTACGCCGAACTGGCAAAGCACTTTCCACCTCCGACTGGAGTTGCTGCGTGATGGGTTGGCCGCAGATAACCTGGATTGCTCTAGCAGCAGCTGGCGTCGCGATTAGTGCCGTAAAGCATGGTGAGGGCCGTGGTCCATACAGTGTTTGGCAAACCTTGATCGGTACGGGCATCGGCGCTGGCCTTCTCTATGCTGGAGGTTTCTTCTGATGAAGTTCAACTGCGGCTCCACAGAGGATGAAAGGCGCCAGCAAGAGCGTGACAGGTTCTGTGTCTGGCATCGATGGTTCGCATGGTTCCCTGTGCGCATCGGCAGCAATGATTGCCGCTGGCTCGAAACAGTCGAACGGCGAGCTGAAGGAGTGCACAGCGCTGGGCTGATCTTCGAATTCACTCCGTACGGGTTCACTTACCGTTCCCTCATCAACTAACCACACCACAAGGAGACTACCTATGGCCAAGATTGGCGTAAGAGTTGAAGCCACAGAAGAGAATACGCAGCAGCGAGATTTCACCAATCTGCCGAACGGCGATTATCAACTTGAAATCAGTGCATCTGAAATCAAGGAGAAAAACGAAGGAACACGCGATCATGCCATCAATCTGAGCTTGGCGATCGATGTGTTAGCGCCTGAGGAACTGAAGGGGCGCAAGATCTTCTCCAACTATAATCTGCAGCACCCAAGTTCACAGGTTCAGGAAATTGGCCAGCGGCAGTTTGCGTGCCTGCTCCGCGCCCTTGGGCTTAATGAAGCTCCTGAGGACTCAGACGAACTGCACTTCATTTCGTTCTCTGCCCGTATCGGCATGGGTAAGGACAGCAAGGAAAAGAATGCAGACGGCTCGCCGAAGTATGCTGCCCGCAACGAACTGAAAAAATATTACTATCCGGACGAGGGCAACCTGCCTGAGCCGAAGGTTGATGCTGCGCCAGCCGCCGCAAAGGACAACCGCCGCACAGCTGCCAGCAACGACAACAAGCCTGCCGCAGCGGCTGCAGGGACGACACGTCGGCCTTGGGGTAACAAGTAACCCACACGAACGCGGGCTGCCTCACCAGCGGCCCGTCACTTCACCACAATTGAGGAGAACCACATGCACCTTGTTATTCACAAGGATGACCTGACGCGCGTTCTTGCGTCCACGACAAAGGTCGTCGAGAGCAGATCGACAATTCCTATCCTATCCAGTGTTCAACTCGCTGCTGCCGCTGACGGCCTTGCTGTGACGGCTACAGACCTTGATATCATAGCTACAGCTGGCGTGCCGGCCGAAGTAACGACACCAGGCAATATCTGTGTGAGCGCAAAGCTGCTCAACGACATCGCCCGCAAAGCGACTGGCGATATTACCATGACGCTCGATGGCGATAAGCTGTCCGTTAAGTCCGGTCGTTCTCGCTTCACCTTGTCGACCTTGCCAGCCAATGATTTTCCAACTCTTGGAGAGGACAGCTTCGACGCCGAGTTTGAGCTCGATATCGCCGCGCTGTTCGCACCGGTGGCGTTTGCTATCTCGACAGAAGAGACGCGTTATTACTTGAACGGCGTGTTCTTCAAAGGCGGTCAATCTGTCGCTGTCGCGACTGACGGGCATCGCCTCGCGCGTCATAGCGGTCCGGAGCTGCCAGAGTTTCATGGTGTCATCGTGCCGCGCAAGACCGTCGGTCTGCTTCCAAAGGGCAAGGTGCAAGTTGCGGTGAGCCAGCAGAAGATCCGCATCGTGTCGGATGATGTGCGCATCACCTCGAAACTTATCGACGGCACATTCCCGGACTACGAGCGCGTCATTCCGAAGAGCAACGAGCACGTCGTTACGGTAGACCGTGATGCGCTGATGAAAGCGTCGGACCGTGTGTCGACGGTGTCGTCTGAACGTGGCCGCGCCGTGAAGTTCAGCATTGCACCCGGCAGCATTGCGCTTGCTGTTGCAGCTGGCGAGGCTTCGGCGAATGACGAGGTTGAGGCGGAGTACAGTGGCGAGCCAATCGATATTGGCTTCAATGCCGCTTACGTCCGCGACGTGCTGAATGTTCTGCCTGGTGGCCCTGTCAAGCTGGCGCTGCAGGATGGTGGAATGCCCGGGCTCATCACGTCCGACGGCTTCGAGGGTCTTACGCTCGTCTGCATGCCGATGCGCGTCTGATGACCGCTGATAACCACGACGGCGGGCCATGGCGGCCCGCTAACTCCACCGAAGGCGCTGACTTTGAACGAAGCTGGTGCCGCCACTGCCGCAGCGATGAGGGCGAAAACTGGGAAGACGAATTCGGCAACGACGCTCCCGGCGTTTGCATCATTCGCGCTCAGGCTTTGTGGGGTGGCCAGCCAGATGAGTGGGTACGCCGTGATGGCATGCCTTGGTGTCTCGCGTTCATTCAAGACCCAGCCAAACCAGCCAGATGTCTGTTTACGAAGGAGATGGATTTATGAAGCCCCTAAAGGAATCAGAGATTTCCTTTGATATCTTGGTAGCCGTCGAATGCTTGGAAAATGCAAAGACCGCGCTTGGCTCAACTCTTGAGCGGATCCAGTCGAGCTGCGAGCACCGCATTGTGTCTGAAATGCCGTACCGATCCGGAAACTACTTCGGCAGTCGATCAGCCCATCGCATCTGCAACCACTGCCGACTGATCGAAGAAGGATCTCACTGGAGTGGCGGCGCCACGTGGTCGAAGCATGACCACAGCGCGAGCGATCTTGGAAACGTCGATGGGCGGATAGTTATACCAATCGACAGCGAACGCTTTTGGCAAATGCGGGTGTCGACATAATGGCTCCCTTACCACGCGCTGAGGCCAGCACTGTAAGAGCCATATATGCCGCATACGAAGCAGCAGCATCGTCATGGGACAGCCTCGGCATTTCCGTTGGTGAGGCCAACAATCCATGTGATCGATCGCTCTGGTATGCCTTTCGTTGGGCAACGCCGCTTGAAAAACACCACGGCCGTCAACTGCGATTGTTTGAAACCGGCAACATTGAAGAAGATCGGTTAGTCGCCGACCTTGAGCGCATTGGCGTAGACGTCTACGGGCAGCAAGACAAGATCAGGCTGGTGCAAGGACATGTGCGCGGCAAGTGCGACGGAAAGGCGATGGGCGTTGTCGAGGCGCCGAAGACTGAGCACCTTCTTGAATTTAAATCAAGCAATGCCAAAGGCATGAAGCTGATTGTTAAAGACGGATGCGAGAAGGCCAAACCGCTGCATTACGGCCAGTGCCAACTCGGAATGCATGCCTTTGGACTGTCGCGTTGCCTGTATCTGGTTAGCTGCAAAGACGACGATACGCTCTATGCTGAACGCCTTGAATACGATGCTGAGTTCTGTCTGCGCCTACTGGCGCGATTAGAACGCATCATCAATTCACCGGAGCCGCCATCTCGCATCAATGAAGCGGCTGACTGGTTTGAATGCATGTTCTGCAAGCATAAGCCTATTTGCAAAGAGAGCGCTTGGCCTCGCGTTACTTGCCGGTCGTGCATTCACAGCACTCCGGAAATGGGCGGCGATGGTCACTGGTCCTGCGCCCGATGGGCGAAGCCGATCTCTTTCGACGAGCAAAAGGAAGGCTGCCCGACACACCTGACTATCCCGGCGATGGTGCCAGGCGAGCAGACAGATTGCGACGAGGATGCCGAAACAATCACATACGTCCTTCGCGACGGCAGGACATGGATCGATGGCGCCACCACCGCCTGAAACACCACATTGAGGAGACCACTATGAGACGCAAGGCCGCCAACGATAACGTTCCGCGTGATCCTGAGTTTGACCGCAAGCTGCTCGCTTACGAGCCAGCAATACGAAAGATGGCGCGCCGTATTGCCAAGCACGATGACGCAACGGAGGAGTTGTTTCAGCAAGCAATGCTTCTAATGCTGCGCCGACACACCAACTGCCGCCTTGAGATGTTTTGGACGTGGGCTTCATTCAACGTGCGAAACGCTGCTCAGGAATTCATTATTTACAATTCCACCCAATCCCGATCGGCCGATGTCCGAAGCCTCGATACGTTCGAGGAACTGCCGTTCGGTGTCGACGCGACACAGCACAAAAACGCTGAACTGTCGGCCGTGATTGGCAATCTGCGGGGGCGGGAGGGCGAGATGGTACTCCGGCACGCAATGGGTGACACGCTTGACGAGATTGGCCAAGATTATGGGATCGGTAAAGAACGAGTGCGCCAGCTGATTGAGCGAGAGCGATTGCGCCTGACTGATCTGATGGAGGCGGCTTAGCCGAAGAGCCGAATAGCCGGAACTATGATCTGAAGAACAGTACCCGCCACAACGACCATTAGTCCCAGTTTCGCTCCCTTTGACGAAGCGAGAAGCGACTGAACATGCGGGAGGTTTAGATTTTCCTCATGTGTTGCCGCAGCAAAACGAGCAACGCCAATTTTCACGGCCTCTTCCTCCGTTAAGATCACGGATCTCGCAGTCCAGCCAGCCCCGATAGCGGTGAGCGTCAGACCTACGACTGCCAGTAAATCTGACAACCACGACAAATCAATTCCAGAAATCACGAGGGATCATGCTCCAGTTACGCCATTATCAGGAAGATGCAGAAAACTCCGTTTTCGATTACTGGTCAACCACTGCGGGTAACCCTCTTGTAGATCTTGCTACCGGATGCGGTAAGTCTCTGCTTATGGCTTCGCTTATCAAGCGGTTGGTCGAAGGCTGGCCAGATATGCGCATCTTGGTTGCCACCCACGTCGCAGAGCTGATCGAGCAAAACTATCTTGAACTGCTCGGCATCTGGCCTTTCGCACCTGCAGGTATTTTTTCTGCAGGTCTCGGCAGGAGGGATGCGAGAGCTCAAATTGTCTTCGCCGGCATTCAAACCGTTCACAGCAAGGCTGAACTGATAGGCCATATCGACGTCCTGATGGTCGACGAGTGCCACCTGATTCCAGCTAACAGCAACACGATGTATGGCCGGTTTATTACTGCCCTTCGCGCCATCAATCCTGACATGAAGATCCTCGGACTGACAGCCACGCCATACCGGCTGGATAGCGGTCGATTGGATGAGGGCGATGATCGCTTGTTTGATCAGGTCGTGTACACCTACGGCATTGCTGACGGCGTTATGGACGGCTACCTGTCGCCATTATCGTCGAAAGCCACAGCGACCACCTTTGACATGAAGGGAGTCGGCAAGCAGGGGGGTGATTACAAACAGTCAGCGCTTCAAGCCGCTGTCGACAAGATGGACGTCACGCGCTCAGCTGTCGACGAGATTGTCGCCAAAGGTGTAGATCGGAAGTCTTGGCTGTGCTTCTGCTCTGGTGTCGAACATGCCGAGCATGTCCGTGATGAAATCAGGTCTCGTGGCATCTCGTGCGAAACGATCAGTGGCGAAACGCCAAAAGATGTACGCCGTCGTATCATAGAGGATTTCAAGCCCTACAAGATCCGAGCACTGACCAATAACTCTGTGCTGACAACGGGGTTCAATCATAAGGGCGTTGACCTGATAGCGGCTCTGCGACCCACGCTGTCAGTGTCGCTGTACGTGCAGATGATGGGCCGCGGCACGCGAGTAATCTACGCGCCAGGTATGCCGCTTGAAACACCGGAGCAACGCATCGCAGCTATTAAAGCCGGTCCTAAGCCGTCCTGCTTGGTTCTCGACTTTGCTGGGTTGGTCAACAAGCATGGGCCGGTTGATATGGTGCAGCCCAAGACGCCGACAAAGGGTGAGGGCGAGGCACCGGTGAAGGTGTGTCCGATTGAGGTTGAAGATAAGCATGGTCGATTTGGCTGCGGTGAGAAGGTGCACGCTTCCGCGCGTGTCTGCACGTGCTGCGGCTATGAGTTTGACATTGATGACAGCCCAAAAATTCAGGCGACGGCTGCGGACACGCCGATCATGTCAACGGCTGAACCTGAATCCCGTACAGTTGTATCGCGCAACTTCTATTTCCACGAGGGCAAGGGCGATAAGCCGCCGTCTGTGAAGGTGAGCTACATGGTGGGTATGACGGCCATAAACGAGTGGCTTTGCCCGCAGCATCAGGGCTTCCCTAAGTCTAAGGCGGACCGCTTCTGGCGCGCACATGGCGGAAGCATGCCTTTCCCCAAGAGTGTGCTGGAGTGGATCGAGCGCCAGGATGAGCTGTCAGACACTGTCGAGATCACAGTCAAACCACGTCAGAAATACTGGGATGTTGTTGGTCACGTTGTTGGCGCCGCGAACGATAACCGGCAGCCAGCAGCGAACGACAATCAGGACGAAGAAGATTGGCGGGTTCTGATGGATGACGACATACCATTTTAGCCGTTGACGATCACCAATGTAACCGCCGTTGTCAGCATAAGTTTGCACCACCACCACTGAGGAGCACAAATGACCAAACCAGCCAATGACAACAGACAAGCGCAGTTTCTAGCCGCCGACGTCGCCAACCTCGAAGCACTTTTCGCCGACATGCTCGCAGCATATCCGGAGTTGGAAGAGGATGAAGACCTGCGCGCCGACATGCTGGAAGGCGAGACGAACTTCCATGCCGTCCTGACTAAGTTGGTCAACACAGAACGCGATGCCGACACGATGGCGAAGGCTGTTGCTGGTCGCATATCCGATTTGCAGGCGCGCAAGTCCCGAGCCGAACGCCGCAAGGACGCGATGCGCTCGTTGATGTTTAAGTTGCTGAAAGTCTCAGGCGTGCCGCGCGTGCCGCTTGCTGAGGCGACGATCTCGATCGGTAAGAGAGCCGCATCTGTCGAGATAACTGACGAAGCTATCCTGCCGAAGGCCTACGTGCGTGTATCGACATCACCGGATAAGACCGCGATCAAGGAAGCGTTGCAGGCTGGCAAGAAGGTTCGCGGCGCGCAGATGGGCGAAGCTGGTGAGCAACTGTCGGTCCGCGTCGCATGACCAAAACCATAATGATCGCCCACGGTAGCGCAGCTGTTCAGGCTGCGCTTTCAGGGACAAGCGAGTAGATGCTGCGGTAATGGTCTCGCGCGTCTTCGAACGACTTCATGGATACGGAAGATGCGCTTGACCCTGCAGGAGCAGCATTCCAGTCACCAGGAGCGCCTTGCGCAATAATGTTGATTGAGAAACCCGACTGGGCCTCCAGAATAGCTTTTAGGTCTGTTGCGCTCTTCTTTTCTTTCATGATCGGTTCCTACTGAATCGGTATCACAGTTATAACATAACACCACCCGCCGCGCCACCAACGCGGCGTACCGCTTCGGCGCGATCACCACAGTCTGAGGAGACATTATGAACCCGCTTCCAGAGGGGCGCTTCGGCGCGATCCTTGCCGACCCGCCGTGGTCATTCAGAACCTATGCCAACGACAACGTAGCACCCGCTCGCGGTGCGCAGCCATATGCCGTGATGTCGCTTGCCGATATTGCGGCACTACCTGTTTCCGACGTCGCAGCGAAGGACTGCCTACTCTTCCTATGGACGGTTAGCCACTTGCAGCGTGAAGCATTCGATGTCGCAGCGGCGTGGGGTTTCAAACCGGTGTCGTTGGCCTTCATCTGGGATAAGGGTCGCATGGGTATGGGGTACTGGACCCGGCAGGAAGTCGAGGTGTGTCACCTGTTCAAACGGGGAAAACCTCGTCGGCTGAGCAAAGGTGTGCGTTCGGTGATACGCGCGCCGCGCCGAGAGCATTCTCGAAAACCAGACGAGACCTACGGGCGCATAGAGTCGCTGGTTGCTGGGCCGTACCTTGAGCTTTTCGCACGCCAAGCCTGGCCGGGTTGGTCTGCGTGGGGCAACCAGGTTGGAAAGTTTGCTGCGCCACTACTTGAGGCGGCATAATGGCCAAGCTCACGAAAGCGCAAGCAAAAGCCCATTCGCAGGCCTGCGACTTGCTGACCAAACAGGTGCTGACCGAAGACGAAAAGGACTTCGTTCTTAAAAATTGGAACGAGGGCGCGAACCATGTGAACGGCGCTGCGGGCGCGTTCTTCACGCCATACGATATGGCGTTTGATTTCACCATCGATGCTGTCGGGCAGGGCGGATATGGCGGGCGGATCATTGATCTGTGCGCGGGAATCGGCATGCTGTCTTACGCCTGCTGGCACCGTAGTCACCAGAAGGCCCGGATCACCTGCGTGGAGCGGAATCCCGACTACCTAGCGGTTGGTCAGAAAATCCTACCGGAGGCAGATTGGATCCTCGCCGACGTGATGGGTGTACTGGACATGGACCTAGGCCGGTTTGATGTCGCGATCAGCAACCCTCCTTTTGGCAAGGTCAAGCGCGATGGCGGAGCTCCTCGCTATACCGGCGCAGAGTTCGAATTTCACGTCATCGATATAGCCGCGCATCTGGCTGCCTCGGGCGCGTTCATCGTGCCGCAAATGTCCGCTGGTTTTAATTACAGCGGCAGGCCTTGCCACGAGCGGCAGAAGGACGGCAAGGCGGTGAAATTCCAAGAACTCACCGGGCTTTACTTCGAAGCTGGCTGCGGGATCGATACCGCTTTCTACATCAACGATTGGAAGGGTGTTTCGCCGATGTGCGAGATCGTTTGCATCGAGTTTGAACACACGGAAGAGGTGCGGGCGGTCGTGCCAGTTGTGCAATCGCGGCCTGTCGCTGCGAACGACAACAAGCCTTACCAGGCGGACTTATTTGGGGTGGCAGCATGACCAAACTCCCAACAACCCCGCGCCAGCACACGCCGACGGTCGATGCCGACCATAACCCGACGACGTGCTTTGTCTGCGGCATGCATGCCTTCGGTATCGGCGTAAATGCCAATAGTCGTGACAAAGACCCTCACTATATCTGCCGGAGGTGCGCCGTGGGCATCGACAATTACAAGAAGATCGATCGGCTGGACGACTATGAGCTGCGCGCGCTGGATGCCGGCGTTGATGCCGTCGGAGAGTACATCGCTGAGCACGGCATTACTGAACTGGCCCACTTTGACGAACTCATGCAGCGGATGATGGTCAAAGCTGCGTGGGAAGGATGCGCCCGAGGACTAAGGGCAGCGTTAAGCGAGGCGCCTTTCTAGGGCGCCAGCCAGCGACGAACATCACATCAATTCTGAGGAGAATACATGAAGCGCAAGATCAAAGTTGCTGACCTGCTTTGCGGTGCAGGCGGATCGTCCACCGGTGCATACAGAGCCTTAAAAAAACTAGGTTTGGAAATGGATCTAGTCTGCGTGAACCACTGGCCCACAGCGATTGAGACACACACCATCAATCACCCCGAGGCCAGGCACTATGTCGAGGACATATCCACCGTCCGCCCGCACATCTTGGTGCCGGAGGGTTATCTTGATCTCCTCATGGCGTCGCCAACTTGCACGCATCATTCAGTAGCTCGCGGTGGAAAGCCTACAAGCGACCAGCAGCGCAGCGACCCGTGGCACATCATCACGTGGCTTACCGAGCTGCGAGTGAAGCGCATTATCATAGAGAATGTCTGGGAATTCACTGGATGGGGACCTGTCAATCTCAAGACTGGTAGGCCTATTCAGTCTCGCAAGGGTGAGTACTTCCATGCGTGGATCGATACGCTCAAACGTTTGGGGTTTCAGCTCGAGTGGCGCAAACTCAATGCTGCCGACTACGGCGACGCAACCACGCGACAGCGCTTTATCCTCATGGGACGGTCCGATGGTCGCAAGATCCATTGGCCTATGCCAACTCACCAGAAGCGGGACGGCAAAAACGTTGACCTGTTCAATGACATGCAGTCATGGCGTCCAGCGCGAGAGATTATTGATTGGGACATCAAGGGCAAATCCATCTTCAATCGTAAGAAGCCACTGGCGCCAAAGACGCTTGCCCGCATCCATGCCGGTGCAGTGAAGCACAATTGGCCTGAGCCGTTCATCGTTGTTTTGCGCAACCACATGGCCGCGCAAGGCATCGACATGCCTATTCCTACCATCGCAGCCAATGGACAGCATATTGCGCTTGCTGAGCCTGTTGTCGTCAACATGAAGGGCAAGTCAACGGCATCGAGCATTGATGCGCCACTACCTACGCAAACGTCTCACGCGGCTCACCTTTATGCGGCCGAACCGATCATCATGAACGGTCGCAAGGGCAACAAGGCCGAAGGCGTTACCGAGGGTCTTATCCCAACGCTCGACACCAAGGGTGGCGTGTGGCTGGCGGAACCAATGGTGCTCTCTCAGCATAATAGCGGGTCGGCTCGTACGACGCAGCAGCCGTTGCCGACAATCACTACCGGAGGCGCAGCCAACGAAGCTCGGCCGGGATGCGCACGCCCGATGCTTGTCGAGCCTTTCGTGCTTTCGCAGGCATCAGGTGGATCTCCACGCTCGGTTGGAGAACCGATACCGACGGCGCCATGCGGAGGAGCGCATGCGCTCATCACTTCCTACTATGGCATGTCGTCAACAGCTGCGGACACCACCGAACCATTGCCGACGGTAACGACCAAAGACCGGTTTGGCATCGTTGTGCCTGTCACCCACAGCCAAGCAGGTAACAACGGCCGCTCACTGTCGGATCCGATACCGACAATCACCACAGCCAAAGGCGGAGAGTTTGCAGTCGTGTTGCCGGTTACTCATGAAGGCGGCCTTGAACGATCGCTGAATCCATCAACTGATCCGCTGCCCACAGTGACAGGAGCAAACCGTGGTGAACTGGCCGTAGCAGAAGCATTTGGGGGATATGACATCCTGTTTCGGATGCTCGAACCTCATGAACTTGCTGCAGCTATGGGCTTCAACACCCAAGAATATACCTACGAGTTTGCTGGCACAAAAACCGAGAAGATCAAGCAAATCGGCAATGCCGTGTCCGTCGCAAAGATGGAGGCGTGCGTGGGCGCAATCATGGCCGATGATGCGCCAAGGGGAGTGGCCAATGACAATCAGGAGACCACCATTGCAAAAGCCGCTTGAACTAGCGCAGCATTACGTCGGCCAAGGCTGGCCGGTATTTCCATGCCGGTCACACGCCGAGGAAAACGTTGACCAAGCCACCGGTGAGATCATCACTCTCGGTGAGAAGACGCCTTTGACGCCTAACGGCTTCAAGGGAGCCACAGTCAACAGGCCGCTGATACAAAGAATGTGGGCGCGGTTTCCCGATGCCGCAGTCGGACTGCCCACCGGTGAAAAGACAGGCTTCTTCGCGCTGGATATTGACAACAAGCCAGGCGGTGCCAACGGCTTTGACTGGCTGTCCGAGATGGAAGCAGAGCACGGTCCGTTGCCCCACACGGCACGCGTTACGAGCCCGAACGGCGGGCTACATATCTATTTCAAGTATGTCGTCGGCACCCGCAACCGCGGCGCGCTTGGTGCTGGGGTGGATATCCGTTCCGAGGGCGGTTATGTGCTGGCCGCCGGCAGCACGATGGCCAACGGGCGTTCTTACAAATGGGTGTCGGAGACCCGCGACATTGCCGACGCGCCGTCATGGTTGCTAGATCTGCTGTTGCCAAAGTCGGCGCCGACGCACACGCAATACAGCCTCCCATCTGCGACCAACAACGCTTACGTAGATGCTGCTGTTGATCGCGAGCTGGCTGACCTTGCTGGTGCACCCATGGGAACGCGCAACAACGCACTGAATGACGCTGCGTTTTCTATCGGCACTATCGTCGGCGCCGGAGCGCTGGGCGAGGCGGAAGCACGCGCGTTGTTGCAAGATGTTGCTCGGGGTTGGGGCAGGGACTGGTCGCGCTGCTGTAAGACCATCGAGAACGGCCTAAAGGCTGGCATCCTTAACCCGCGCCATATTCCTGAGCCAGAATATCCAGCCTATGATAACACTCCCTTGATGGACAAAGACGCGATTTCACGGTTCATAATGAATAGCGTGGCCAAGCGTGTGTCGCGCCTTGAAGAGAAAGTTGCCGCTAACGACAACGTCGCTGACGGTCCTAAGTTTTCTATTTTCGACTGGACCGCTGATCGCTTTAAGGGCGAGCCCCCAAAGCTCGAGTATTTGGTTGATGGCATCATGCCTACCGGGGTGCCAGGAATGGTCGCGGCCATGGGCGACACCGGGAAATCGTACGCTATGCTTGAGCTTCATCGGCGCGTGTCTTTTGGTTCGAGCATCTACGAAAGTCCGATTTTTGGCGGCAAAGTTTTGGCGAGCGGCACTTCTGTAATGATCACGTCTGAGGATGACGCCAATGAAGTCCATCGGCGCATTGCGGCGTTGGACCACAGAGAGCACAGATTCTCGGAGCTCGGTCGGAAGATGATCGTGGTGCCACTTCCATCGGCCGGCGGCGCGCAAGCATTTTGGAAAGACGATAAGAAAAGGGGGCTGCAGGAAACGGAAAACTACAGGCGTATATGCGACCAGCTATCGCAGATTGATGATCTCCGATTGGTGACTTTTGACCCCTTGGCGAGCTTCGCGCATTTGCCCCTAAACGAAGATCCGGCAGCAGGGCAATTCGTCTGCACATCGCTTTCTCGCCTAGCTACTGAAACCGGCGCAACCGTGCTTGTGGCACACCATATGCGTAAAACACAGAAGCCGATTGAGACGCTCGGCGATGCTCGTGACAGCATCCGCGGGAGCACGGCGCTGGTCGATGGTCTACGACTTGCCTATGCAATGTGGCCGGCAGAGGAGGCGCGCGCTCGCAAGGTCTGTAAGTCGATCGGCGTAGATTTCATGCCGGGAAAGGTTGTCCTTGGTGGTATCGTTAAAGCCAATGGAGCGGCTCGCCGTATCATTTCAACCTATGTCCGAAACGAACACGGCTTGTTGGTAGACAAAACTGCGATGTTGGGCGCGGCGACACCGCCCACCGGTGACCTGATCGGTGCTCTGGTCGTTACGATTGAAGCTGCAGCGAGCGCTGGATCGCCCTTCACGAAGTCTGGCGCAAGCGGCGTCTTTGAAATGCGTGAACGTCTTCCAGACGAGCTCAAGGCTTTATCGAAGTCGAGGCTCCACTCTTTGGTGGACGACGCACTTGGGAAGGGTGTGGTCGTACGTGCTGCTGCGAAAGGAGAAAAGACAGCAAAATGGCTCGATGTTCCTGGCGGGCATTTTGCGACTGGACTGGGCACTTTCACCACGGGAGCGGCACGGATGTGAGAAAAGGAGGGCGGTCGAGAGGCCGCCTTTCTCATTTGCGATCTTTACTTGTTTCAATACTAGCGGTTAATGCTGTCGTATATGATGGTTCCGACGCGATGCGTTTTCATCAGATCAGAAAACGCTAATCCTAACGCCTCTTTATCCAACGCCTGGATGGCACCATTGCCAAAAATCAAGGTACATGGATAGCCCATTTGCGATCTTCCAAATTTCGCAATTTTGTGCGCTTCCTCTCCCACTTTTATTTCTATTACATCTTGATGTGCGTTTTTTAGATCAACTGTAAGCTCAAAATCGTCCAAAGACTTTGGTCGCACTGCCATTGTCGCGGAACCGCCAGAAAAGTCATGAATTTGCTGCGCTACGCTTTGAATTAATTGGTCTATTTCTTTATTGTTTTTATCGCTTTGGCTAGCAAGGTTAACTGCTTCTTGGAGTGAAGATCGAATATCAATCATTTCAATTTTCCTATTGTGACGATGATGGGCAGATGATCGATGGTTTTGCTCATCTGCGGTCCGACGCCAAACTGATTTCCGTCTGGCCAGATGTCTGTTTCATCTTCAATTAGATTCCAATCCGAGCCTCTCAGCAAGGATGAGGAAACAAGGGCTTGATCAAAAACAAACCATTTATGAGTGGTGCCTGATTGATAATAGTAAGACCCACACATGACGCGGTCAGCTGTTCCATTGGTAGATGGCGACATCTTCTTCCAGAAGGGGTTGTAGAGAAGATAATTGTTAATCTTCACAAATTCCGGATCCCTCGACGCACTTAGTGTGCCATGGATTGCTTCATTAAATGGTTCATCATTAAAATCACCTAACAAAATAATCTTCGCGTCAGGTGATTGCTCGATCTCATCATTGATGAGGCTTCTGAGTATAACTCCGATATAAGATCTAGTGTTCGCTGTTTCTGGTGCGTATAGCCTGCTTGGCCAATGGACTGCAAACAAGCGAAAACTGGAGTTATCCTTCAATACGAGATCGAAGCTCTGAGCTATCTTTCTTTTTTGTGTACTGATGCGCTCCGCAATGAATACAAAGTTTTCCAGTCGCATACTATTTTTCTTGAAGCCGAAAGACATATTGTATCTGGTTGCGCCGTCTTTAGCTCGGTCTAAAAAAACGTAGTCTGCGAAATTCGGTGAATTGGATATATCCGCTATTGCTTCCTCGTTCACCTCTCCCAAGCAAAATAGGTCGACATCAGAATTTTGCAAAATCTTCAACTTTTCGATAACTTCCAGCAAATGACCTGGATCGTTCGCTACTCCTATCGGCGGCGACAGGCCAGTATTCCACCAACAAATTCTCAATTTCATTATAAGTCCACTATAGATGTATTTGTTGCTGAACCATGTATCAAATCATCGAAATACGCGAGCAAGTAGTTTTGGGCCTATTGCTTTTTATTCTGAGTTTGCATTGTCCTTGTTCTAGACGAAATGGGAATCCCCATAACGGAGCAAATTCAATCACTTAAGGAAACTAAGCCAGCCTCTAGGTATTGACAAGTTCAAGTAGCTTTCACACTGCACGTCAGAAGATGAACAGCGACAAGAAGGTCGGTGTGGTATCGCACCGGCCTTTTTTGTTTAGCACATGAGACTGAAGTTATTTTTCACAAGATAATGCGCAAAGGCTGCGAGTAACCCAACCATCAAAGATATGATAACTATCTTAGCTGATAGAGGTATCATATCCCTCCAGAACTTGAAATCGAGTTGCTCATCCATCCAGCCGATTTGCGTCTGGGCAAAGAATTTGTAATGAGCATACCAGTCGCTTAAGAAAATCTGTTTGCTCACTGTGATTGAGTGAAACTCTTGCTCGATCAGCTGTAGCTCGTCTTGCGATTGTGTCAGATTTGCGCCATCTTTCACGGAACGATAAAGGTCTCTCAGTTTGTTCTGCAGTCTTAGCAGGTGTTTAGCCGTCGGTTCGTAGTCGCTTGCTCGATAGAAACCCATGTAAAGCGATGCGACACCAGCGATTAACAGGATCGCAGAGGGAATCTTCGCCGACAATTCGTCGACGAATAGTGCAAATGTTCCGAGAGCGAATGAAATCAGCCCAATCCAGCCAGGGCCTTTTTCTGCGATATCTAGGGTGGCAAACGTTTTTCTAGCACCGAAGCCGATATTGTAACCGGTTTCAGCAATTGTTTTGAGCAACTCGTCCTTACCCATGTTATTGAGCCTCTTCTGTGATCGGAACGTGTATGCGGTCCTTTGCAATGACTACGCCGTTCTGGACAGCGTAGCAGTCAACTACATGCTCACCACGGAATGATGAGTGCTCAATTTTCGTGGGCGTGCCGAGTTCAATCTGACCTCGAACCATATCTCTTCTGATAGCTTCAGAGCCTCGATTTAATACCTTCCAGTGAACTTTGAAATCACCCTTGATGTTATGGCTGCTTATGAAGAACCGGAGATTTTTTTCCCTTTCAATAAATCGGCTTAGGCGCGTCGCTTTTGTGGCTCTCATGAAGAAGCTCCGAAATCCGGATTGGGAAACCTCACACTCTATTCGCATGTTGTAGCGTATATCGACTGGAAATAGATCCTCAACGAATTCCACGTTGCGCATAGGGTTTGACGCACTTTTAGCCGAAGCACTTTCGACAATATTTGTTTGAGCAACGGGAAACGCCCGTCCAAACAGCGCGCGCCAATAGTTATTTGCGCTTGCAGTCTCGCCTGCAGCTAATGCGTCTTGCGCAATCTTTAATCCCTTCAAAGCTTTTTTCTGGAATTTTTTGTGAACCTTCACATGTTGTCCACTGCCAAGGGCATGGTATCTGTCGTGGTCCTGTTCATTGCTTAAATACTCAAGAAAACCCGTGATCATATTTGCGCATCCGCCGAAACTTGTCTCATCAAACTCGTCGGTGGTTCGCAAGTAGTTGTACGCAAGCGTATCGATTAGAAGGCCACCCATCGCGACACCGTGTTTATTTTTCCAAGCGCGGGTGAGCTTTGCTAGGCGTCTTAGATTGCCATTCTTATCCTTATCAACGTCGGCTGTGGCCAGCAACTCAGGACGGGGTTTGGTTGTTCGCCAGGCTCCGCCATTTCGTGTGTAAGGGTACAGGTAGTGACCATTACCATCATCGAAGACTGGCTGAACTTCTATTTTGAAGTTGCTGTATTCAACAACTACTACCAATGTGTCAGGATAAACTGTCGTTCGCGAATAACGAGATCTGATTGCGTCCGCGGCTCGTTTAAGTAACTTATATTGACCGCCATCCTTGTAATCATCCCATGCGCTGGCAGGCATGATATATAGCATGTCCAAGTCCGATATGCCCCTGATGGCGGTATGTCTACCATACGAGCCGACCTGCAGGTTGTTCGCCACGCGATTATCAGTGCCCCTGAATTCTAGATTCAGCGCTCGAGTGACTTCGCCGTAGCGCAACGAAATTGTATCTGCATTGTCGATGGAAATGTTCTGAAAAAAAGATGTGAAATCGGTCGAGACACTAATCGTAGGTTCTCCCCCATGAATTGCTTTAGTGTCTGATAATTAAACTTTTGATATTGCTTGCCAAGTATCCAAATACAGTTGTGCACAATTGTTAGTTGGCGCTAAAGATCACAGATAGGCGGTGCTGCAGCACGCGACCATGCCTATCAAATGTGCGGTTCAAACTGCTATAATAGCGAAATACATTTTGCTGAAGACCTATAATTTTGCCTCGCACGCAGGTCGGCTCGATCGACGCAAACGCGTTCCCGGAAATTTCAGAAATGGCCATTCCCATGGGAATGGGAATGGTAAGTTGTTGATATTGCACGAAAACACGTTCCCATTCCCGGCGTTCCCGGTGGCTTTGGAAATGGTGCAAATATCTGAATTCATTGACGTTCCCGTATTCCCGGTCTTTGCCCCTCTTACAGAGGGGAAGGCGTACAGAAACGCCATTCCCCGCAGAGTGGTTGAAAGTGCTCGCATCTCAAAAGTCGTTGAGGCACAAACTGCTATCTTCTGGAAAGAGCAAATACCACTGTGCAAATGGGCAGGTGAAATACAACTTGGAACCAGCGCTGGCCCAATCGCGTTTGCTGACTTAAGGAGAATGCAAATGCCCGATAGCAAGATTGAGCCCTACACCGTCGAACAGCTACAACAGCAATATGCTGTTAGCCTGCAGGTGGCGGTGGGTGTGATGGAGCAGTTCAGTGGTGACAGGTCCAGAATTGACAAGTTCCTGAAGCGGTGGCCGCAAAAAAGAGTAAAGCCAGTTTCCGTTTCAAAGAACTGACATCTTGCTCCACAGATGAGTACTTGGAAGCCCTGCATCTCGCTGGGCTTTTTTGTGTCGCCAAAATTTATTTCGCTACACCACAAGACGTTTTGCTCCAGTTTCCTAATATTACCCTCATGACCAAGGAGGGTTCATGCGCAAGTCACAGCAGACCACCCGCATTGACGGAAAGCGTGTCGTTATTCGCACCAGCACTAGCGGCAAGGTTACGGTCGCTGACGCACCGATCAAGGAAAGCGAAGGACAGGCCGCCCAAGTAAGAGCGCTGCGGGCACTTCCAGAATACGGCCGCCAGTTCTTGTTGGCTGGTGATATGAACAGCGCCAAGCGCGGACCACGCGCACAAGCCGACGCAGTTGCTACAGGTCTCACACCTGGCGAGGCGGATCTGCGGATATACATCACCGGCGGCAAACTGCGGATGATTGAAAACAAGGTCGGCAAAGGTCGGTTGTCTCCGGCTCAAGTTGTGCGTCATGCATCTCTCGCAAGACTAGGCCATCCTGTTGAAGTCGTGCGCTTCACCTCAACACATGAGGCTGCGTCAAAGGCTGTGACACTCGTCAGACAATGGCTAGCCGATAACGACAACAATCCAGCATCACCACGATAGGAGGCGACATGAAGATTAAGGGGATTGACGCATGACAAGACACGCATCTCTTGGTGAGCAGTTGGCCGCCATCCGTCGCGCTGTGACAGAGCCTGATCATATACCAGAGCCATTGCAGACGAACTGGTCGACTACTGTCGCTAACGACAACAACCCCGAGGATGTCGAGGGGATGAAGATGGATAAGCTATGGGATATTTCGCCATCGACCGGCGAAATTATGCGACAGGTCGAGAACTTCGAAGAGATCAAAAACGATCAAGGCCTGACAATTCGATGGGGTTCGCTCCGGTTCAGTGACGGCACTCAGACCGAGCAGGGGTACAAGGTTACAGTGGACGGTGAGGTTGTTGTCCATCAGTTCGTTGTTCCTGCCGGTGGCATGCTTGGAACTACCGACAAGGAACGTGTGCAGCGTGGAGGCGATGACAATCCAGAGGATGCCACAAGCACGAAAAACTACTTCTCTGGAAAGGAAACAGACTTTCGGCCCGCTGGATTGTTCAGCGCGATACATCCAAAACCTGTGAAGCGCACAAAGCGCAAAGACAGAACCGGCCCAAAAACGAAAGCAGAAGAACGGCAGTGGCTCGCAGATGCGATTGCCGGAACCAAGAATATGCCGAACGTCACACTGATACCGGATGGTTTTCCCGCGTCACCTGCTAACCTTGCTCAACTTTTTCCTGGCTTGGTGAAGGTTTGTACCGGCAGTAGTGGTTCACAAGCATGGTCCGACATCGCAACGCTAAGAGAAGATCGCAAGGAGTGGTTTCATTGGGTAGACAGCCTTAGCAAAAAAGACAGGGCAGTGATCGAAGCGGCTAAGACCGCCAAGACATTTGCAGAAGTTGGAGAGGCGGTTGGCCAGTCTAGGCAGTATGCAGACAAGAAGAAGGGAGGAAGGCGGGCATTGATTGCTGCAAATGACAATCTGATGGCTGCGATAAAGAAATACGCTGCATAGGGTAGGAAAAAGACGTTCTCACCACCTGTATAGGTGAAGGGGTTGAGAAGCCCCGCACCTTTCTGGGCGCACAGATGTTGCGACAGAGCCTCGGCCAGCGATGAGCCGGGGCTAACTATCCAAATGGCCGACCCAATCCTCTGCTTGCAAGCTTGGCCCTGAATTAACAGGCGTGCACCACGGACGCGTGGTTGCTGGTCGGGATCCTTTATCGTGGAGTAGAGCAGTCCGGTAGCTCGCCAGCCTCATAAGCTGGAGGCCGTGAGTTCAAATCTCACCTCCGCAACCAATCCCATGCGCGTTCTCCTCCGCTTGCATGGTGATCGTGCGGCCCGTTCCCTTGGTTGGTTGAGCGGGCCGTTTTTGCATTTAGAGGCAACACCAATGCCCAAGCCATACGGACGCTCAGCCGAGGCGGCGCTATATCGTCGCCTATATCATACCGCACGATGGTCGAGGCTTCGGCTTCGACAATTGGCGGAACACCCTTTGTGTGAATGGTGTCTCGAGCGCGATGAAGTTACTGAGGCGACGGAAGTGCATCACAGTGATGGCGGTCACAAGGGCAACATCACGAAGTTTTGGTCTGGACCTTTCATTAGCACATGTAAGCGGTGCCATGCCTCGCGTGGCCAGCTGGAGGACCACGGCAAGACTGCCGTTTTCTACGGTGCAGATGGGTGGCCGCTGTGAGGCAGGCCACCGGGGGTGGTCTGATCCCTATCGATCGCGATTATCAGGGACCGGCGAGGGGCATTCGTACGCATTTTTTCAATTCAAATGTTGAGGGTAGGGCATGGCACGGCCGCGCACGCCAAAGGCGAAGGCTGAAATCACTGGCCATGCCGATAAACAAAAAACCAAGTTTCAAAACAGAGGCGAGCCGACGGTAGAGGATGGCGTCGGGGAGCCTTTTGAGTGGCTGAATGACCATGGCCAGCAGGCCTGGCGAGAAATTGCATCTGAGGTGCCTTGGCTGAATTGGAGCCATAGGGGGCATTTGGCGATCGCGGCAAACATCCGCGGAAGAATGATGAAGGGTGATGACGTCGGCGTTCAGGCGATGAACCTTCTCCGCCAGTGCTACGGGCAAATGGGCGCAACGCCGGCGGATGCCAGCAAGGCTGGAGCGAAATCCGATGGCGATAAAAAAGACCCGGCTGACGAGTTCTTCGACGACTAATATTCCCCAACATTTCAACCCAAAATACCCAACTGGACCAGTAGACGAGTATGCGGAAAAAGTGATCAACGGCGATATAGTCGCTGGCCCTCACGTAAGAAATGCATGCCGTCGACATAGAGATGATCGACTTAATGGTCCAAAGCGGGGCATTCACTGGGATCCAGAAGCAGCGAGCCGGGTTCTTAGATTTTTCCCTGCGGTGCTTCGTTTAAATGGCGGTCAGTTTGAAGGCAGGCCGTTTAACCCCCACATTTCACAGCAATTCAAAATTGGCTCCATATTCGGTTGGAAGCGCGTTGAATCCGACGGCGCTATCTTGCGACGGTTTCGTCGCGCTTACATCGAAGAGGGTAAAGGAAATGGCAAGTCTCCTCTTGCCGCTGGGATTGGCCATTATTGCCTGACTTCTGATGGTGAGGCCGCAGCTGAGATATATGCAGCAGCGGCAAACAAGGATCAGGCATTCGTGCTGTTTCGTGATGCTGTCGCGATGTACGAACAGTCGCCGTCTCTAAAGGCGAAGTTGACGCCATCGGGTGGCAATCCTGTCTGGAACCTATCCTACTTAAAAAAGCGTTCGTTTTTCAGGCCTATTTCGCGTGAAGGTGCGCATTCAGGCCCAAGACCATACATCGCACTTTGCGATGAAATTCACGAGCATCCAGATGGCAAGGTCATTGAGATGCTTGAGCGCGGATTTAAGTTCCGTCGTCAGCCGCTGCTTTTCATGATTACGAACTCTGGTTCGGACAGGAACAGCATTTGCTGGGATGAGCATCAACACGCGGTTAAAGTCGCGGCCGGTACTCAGACGCCTGACGATGATTTTTCTTATGTCGGTGAGCCTATCGACGACACGACGTTTTCGTACGTGTGCGCCCTAGATAAAAACGACGATCCCTTTACGGATCCGACCTGTTGGCAGAAAGCCAATCCTCTTTTCGGGGTCACTCTTAAACACGACTACCTTGCTGGGGTCGTGAACCAAGCAAAAGACATCCCGTCGAAGAGAAACGGTATTCTTCGTCTTCACTTCTGTGTTTGGACCGAGGCTGACACTGCGTGGATACCACGACCCATCCTTGAGAAAGTGATGGCAGACTTTGATCCGTACGAAGAACACAAAGGCAAGAAGATCACTTCAGCCGGTTTGGATTTGTCAGGCGCGAAAGATTTGACCGCGGCCGCGTTTGTTGTCGAAACAGGCACCAAGTGCGTGAAGCGTGAGGATGGCTCCGAGGTTGATCTTCCAACCTACGACTTGTGGATTGAAGCGTGGACACCCCGCGACACAATGGATGAGCGGTCGAAACAGGATCACGTCCCGTACCGTCTGTGGAACGAAACATTCTATCCCGGCACCAAATGGCCATACATCCATGCTCCGGAGGGCGCTCGTGTACGATACGATCATGTTGCTGCTTTATTCGCTCGCCTCAACACCGAGCATGGCGTGGGCGTGTTGGCATTTGACCGCTACGCTTATGACAAATTTGAGCAAGAGCTCGACGATTACGGCGTCGAGTTAAAAACGGTTGCACATCCGCAGGGCGGAAAAAAGCGCGCAAAACCAGACGAAGACAAGGTTCAGGCAGCGAAAGACGCAGGCATTGAGCCTCCACTTGGATTGTGGATGCCCGGTTCTGTTTCTTCGTTGGAGACGCTGATTTTGGAGGAGCGCATTCGCATGCGTAGATCTCCAGTCCTGCTCGGTGCACTTATGGGTGTCGCGATCGAAACTGACCCGCTTATGGGCAATCAATGGTTCTCAAAGAAGAAGAGCACTGTGCGTATCGACCCGGCCGTGGCAAGTGCGATGGCTGTAGGGGCGGCACTGGACGGTGCTCCAGTGCCAAGCGCTGCATCAATTTATCGAACAAGAGGTTTCGTCGAGATATGATCATATCGAACATGGCACGAGCTGCCGTGATCGTTAGGGACGCGCTCGGCGTTTCCGCGGTTGCTTCAATTGCTTACGGCGCTTGGCTTATCTACCCGCCTGCAGGGTTTATCGTCGGCGGTGTTTTAATCTTGGCTGGTGTCATCGCATCGGCGCGAGGCAGCAACTGATGGCGGGATTGTTTGGAGCGTTAGCGCGACCTAAGGCCGCTACCAATGAGCATCGCAGCTTGACGATGGAAGAGTGGAGCCGACTTGCAGGAGGCGGCACACTGTCCAAAACGGGTGTTTATGTCTCGGCCGAAACGGCGTTGAAATACACAACTGTTCTGATCTGCGTGCGAGTTCTTGCGGAGAGCGTCGCGAGTTTGCCTTGTATTCTCTACAAGCGCAGGGCAGACGGCGGCAAAGACCGCGCGACCGAGCATCCACTATACAAAGTGCTCCACGATCAGGCGAACAGCTGGAACACGGCGTTTGAGTACACCGAAGGCACAATGACCAACCTCGCGACGCGGGGTAACGGTTATGCCTACGTGGAGCGCAACCGAAAAGGCCAGACGATTGGCCTTGTGCCGCTTAATCCGGATGGCGTGACTATCAGTCAGGCTTTTGATTGGTCGCCGAAATACGAAGTGACTATGCCCGACAACAAGCGGGCAAAGCTATCCTTGAAGGACATGCACCATATCCGCGGCCCTTTGCCAAAGGGGTATGTCGGACAGTCGATGATTTCTCTGGCGCGTGAGGCTATCGGCCTCGGAATGGCGGCGGAATCGTTCGGTTCCAACATGTACCGCAACGGCGTCAAGCCGACAGGCGTGCTGAAGCATCCCAAACAGATCGGCCAAGAAGCTACCGAGAACCTACGACAGCAATTCGCAGACCGATATGCAGGACTTGAGAACAGTGGCAAACCGTTGCTGCTTGAGGAAGGCATGGACTGGGTGTCGATGAACATCGCGCCCAAGGATGCGGAGTTTATTGCCGGCCGAAAGTTTCAGCGATCTGAGATCGCCGGTATTTTCCGCGTGCCAGCGCATCTTGTAAATGACCTGGAAAAGGCGACGTTCTCGAATATCGAGCACCAGTCGCTGGACTTCGTCATCTACAGCTTGCGGCCATGGCTAGTCAGGTGGGAGCAAGCAGCCAATCGCGATCTGCTTACCGAGCAGGATAGGGCGGATGGCTATTTCTGCGAGTTCCTGATGGACGCGATGCTGCGTGGTGACACCAAGGCACGTTACGAAGCCTACAGCTCGGCCATTCAAAACAAATGGATGAACGCTAACGAGGCGCGCATCAAGGAAAACATGAACCCGCGTGAAGGCGGCGACGTGTTCGAAAATCCAGCCATTCAAGTCGATGCGGTGCCTTCGCCAGCTAACGACAACGCTGCGAAATAGAAAGCTCCATAATGGATAAAATTGACGTCGGTTCGCCACTCAGTGGCGAGCGTCGCGATCGCTTTTTTGCGCGCGCCGTCGGCACAAAGTTTGAGGCTAAAACAGAGGGCAACGGCACCATCATCGATCTCTACGACGAGATTGGTTACTGGGGCACCAATGCCAGATCGTTCCGCAGCCGTCTGAGAGAGGCGTCTGGCGATATTACGCTTCGCATCAACTCACCGGGCGGTGACGTGTTCGATGGTATCGCGATCTACAACGACCTGCTTGCCTATGACGGCAAGGTAAAGGTCGAGGTTGTCGGCTTGGCAGCGTCTATCGCGTCCATCATCGCAATGGCCGGCGACGAGATCACGATCGCTGAGAACGCGTTCTTCATGATCCACAACGCTTGGACCATCGGCGTGGGCAACCGGCACGACTTTGCTGATGTCGTCGGTACGCTCACCAAGATCGATGATGCATTGGCCCGCACTTATGCGGCCCGCACAAACACCGGTATCCGCCAGATCAAGACTTGGATGGATGACGAAACATGGCTCACTGCAAAGGAAGCTGTTGATGCTGGTTTTGCCACTGCAGAAGCGGCCACGGCCGCCCCTAAGGCCCGGTTTGACCTATCCGTCTTCGGTTCCGTCCCAGACGCGCTGAAATGGCGCGACGACGGCAACGACGAAGCACCCACCAAACGAGACATGGAAAGAGCACTCACGCAGGACGCTGGGTGGTCGAGATCCAAGGCCCGCGCAGCTTTGCGCGAGGTTGAAACAAGCGACGAACCGACCAAGCAGGACGCTGGCGACAAAGTCGATTTCACAGCACTTGCCGAGGCCGTTCGTGCCGTATCGGCTTCATTCAATCAGGAGGTCAAATGACCATTACTGCACAGGTCGCCGAACAGATTACGGCTGACATCAAGAAGTTTGGCGACGACGTAAAGGCGCTGAACGACAACACACAGCGTGAACTTAAGGCCATGCGCGACGAGATCGACGCATCCGGCAAGAAGGTTGATCCACTCGTCGCCGAGAAGATCGAAAAGTATGCTGCCTCTGTTGAGACCAAGCACCTCGCTCTCGAAAAAGGTCTGCAGGCTGTAAACGACAACATCGAAAAGATCGATGCTGTGCTGAAGCGTCCAAATGCTGGCGGTTGGGCTGGTGATGAAGGTGCGGCTGATGCAAAGGCAGCATTTGAGTTTGCCAAGGCAAAGCTGGCCAACGCAGGCAAGCTCGGCATCAACACCGAGATCGTTGCCGACGAAGAGGCATATGCTGACTACGCAGCATCCTTTGCCCCTTACATGCGTGCCCGCTCCGACGCTGCTATGCCAGCAAATGTCCAGGCCGCAATGCAGACCGGTTCTGACCCTGATGGCGGCTATCTGGTTCCAAAGACGGTTTCCAGCCGTATCATCACGCGCATCTATGAGACCTCCAACCTCCGCGCTCTCGCGACTGTAGAGACCATCGGCGGTAAGGAGCTTGAAATTCCACGCGATGAAGGTGAGTTCGGCTTCGGCGGCTGGGTAGGCGAAACTCAGGCACCTTCTGAGACATCGACGTCTCAGGTTGGCGTTTCGAAGATCCTCGCCCACGAAATGTTCGCCGAGCCGCGCGTTACCCAGAACATGCTGGAAGATGCAGGTCTTGATATTGAGGCATGGGTTGCCAACAAAGTTGGCGAGCGCATGGGTCGGATCGAAGCGTCCGCATTCTTCACCGGTGACGGCGTGAATAAGCCCCGCGGTCTTCTGAGCTACGGCGCAGGTACTTCCAACGGCCAGATTGAGCAGGTTGTTTCTGGCGGTGCGACATCGATCACGTCGGACGCACTGTACAATCTCGTATTCCAGCTCAAGGACTACTACACCCAGAACGCCAACTTCCTGATGAAGCGCACCACTGTTCGCGACATCATGAAACTCAAGGATGGTCAGGGCAACTACCTCTGGCAGATGGGCGACATCAAGGGCGGCCAGCCTGCGACAATCCTCAGCTTCCCGGTCAATCGCTGCGAAGACATGCCGGCCGTTGCTGCGAGCTCGCTGTCTGTTGCATTCGGTGACTTCAAGGCTGCTTACACGATCGTTGATCGCCTCGGCCTGACGCTCCTGCGCGACAACCTGACCGCCAAGCCATATGTGAAGTTCTACAACCGTCGTCGCGTTGGTGGTGATGTTGTGAACTTCGAGGCAGTCAAGCTGCTGGTCACTTCGGCCTAATCATTCAGGGGCGCCAAGCGCGCCCCATTTTCCTCTACGATAGGAGTTAGGCCATATGGCTAAACGCGATCTCTATTCTAATATCGGCGTTATTGCGTCGATTGCCCCCGCCGTTCTCACGGCAACTACCAATGGCACCGGTGCTGACCTGCGCCCATACAATTCCGCCACTGTGGTAATCAACACCGGTGCGATTGCAGGTTCTGGCAACTTCACACCAAAGCTGCAGGAATCCGACGACAACGCAGCTTGGACTGATGTTGCTGCTGGTGACTTGCTCGGCACGTTCCCAATTGCACTCGTCGCGAGTTCTGCGATCAAGGTCGGCTATAAGGGCTCGAAGCGATACATTCGCCCAGTGCTGACGCTGAACTCTGGCACGTCCATCGCGGCTGACGCTGTCGTAATCGGCGGCCACGCGAACCTCGCGCCGGTGGCCTAATGCCGGTCGTTCTCAAGCCGTTCTACTTCGCGTCGGACGGCTTCACGGTTGAGAGCTTGGTTCCAGGTGACAACCGTGACTTTGGCGCATCGACTGACGGACTTGTGACCGAAGGGTTTGTGGATCTCGTTCCACTGGAGCCTACGGCCGAACCAACCCCAGAGCCTGAGCCGACACCAGAGCCAACGCTGGAACCAGAACCAGAGCCGGTGATTGAGGCAGTCCCTGAGCCGGTCGTCGAGCCAGAGCCAGTTGTCGAGCCTGTTACGCAGGATCTTCTGCCGGTCGAGCCGGTCAAAAAGCGGGGCAAGTAATCATGCTAAGGTTAGTGACGCCTCCGGCAGAGCCAGTCGTGTCACTGGCCGAAGCCAAGTCTCATTTGCGTGTCTTTCATGATGACGAAGATGATTATGTGGAAGGCTTGGTGCGAACCGCAACCGGTCTGATCGACGGTACGGACGGATGGCTCGGTAGGGCCATCGGAGAGCAGGAATGGCAGTATAATCTCGACTGGTTCCCATGCTCTGACGAGCACGGACGCGCAGGACGGGTTTACATTCCGTTGGCTCCGCTGAAATCCGTCGACAGCGTTGAATACACGGCCAGCGACGGCACAATTACCGTGCTGGCAGGCTTTCGCACTTTTGGCGCAGGATCAACGCAACCTGCCTATATCATGCCAGCCGTTGGTAACTCATGGCCAAGCATCCTCCGAGAACCGGAGAGCGTCCGGATCACGTTCACAGCTGGATACGAGACCGTGCCGGCAGGCATCAAGCACGCAATTCTTCTGATGGTCGGCCATTGGTACGAGAACCGCGAAGATGTTTCAGAAGGCAATATGGTCGAAGTGCCATTGGCGTCACAATCGCTGCTGATGCCTCACAGAAACTGGCGAGGCTGATCATGTGGTTACGCTTCCACAAGGCCTTCGATTGGCGCCAGCCGGGTTTCACCGTCGCTTACCAACCTGGGCTCCACAACGTCACGCGTGCCTGCGCTGCTCTTGCAGTGGCAGCCAAGGCTGCTGAGCCCACAAAGGACAGACCAGATGCCACCACGCAAAAGAGGGGGAGCAGGGGCGCTTAATGCGCTCATCGGCTTCGAGGCTGAGGTAGAGGGCGACGATGGTTACGGCGGCGTGATTATCGGTTTTGCTGAGCAATTCATTGAGCCCGCGAGGTTGCAGCCTCGTACGGGCAGCGAACCTGTGATCGCCAGTCGTCTCCAAGGCATCCAGCCATTCACCATGACTATCCGCAGCAATGCCAGGACGCGAACACTCACAACGGCTTGGCGGGCTCGCGATAAACGCACCGGCGCCGTGTATGCCATCAAGACTGCCGTGAATATCGATGAGCGAAACCAGTGGATTGAGCTCATGGTGGTCGAAGGAGAGGCATCATGATCAAGGCCCGAGTGCTCGGACGTGAGGCTTTGACCAAGAAGCTCAACGAAGTCGCGCCACTGGCAAACAAGTATGCCGCTGAAGCCAAAATCCAAATCGCTGAAGAAGCTGCCGAGAAGATATCCGACAGAGCACCATTCAGTAACAGCGCCACTTCGGGCGACTATGCGGCATCCATTCAAGGGGCTCGCATTGCAGATCGACCAAACGCCAAAGCGATGGTCGGAACTTCGGCCAGCAAAGATCCGGATGCAACCGGTATTTTCGCAGCTTGGATTTGGCACCTTCTGGAATTTGGCACCAAGCCACACAATGTCGCCAAGGGCGGTGGAACCGTCGCTGGCAAGAAGCAGCAAGAAGGCGCGCGTCTCCATCCCGGGACAAGAGCGCAGCCGCACATCTTTCCGATTTGGCGATCACTCAGAGCTAAGGCGAAGAAGAAAATCAACGATGCGGTTTGGCGCGGAGTAAGGGAGGCCATGAAGAAATAATGGCAAGTCCCGATCTTGAGTTGCAGGGAGCAATCGTTGCGCGATTGAAAGCACGATCCGGTCTTACGGCCAAAGTTTCTCAGCGCATTTACGACAGACCTCCGACGAACGCATCTTTTCCTTATGTCGAATACGGCGAAAGTCAGGTGATCCGTGATGATGTCACCTGCCTTAAGTCGAACCTGATTTATGTGACCATTCACGTCTGGTCGCAGTATTCTGCGGGCTTCAAGGAGCTGAAGGAAGTCATCCACGAGGTCGTGGAGGCTCTTGATGAAGCGCCATTGGTTTTGCCATCGCATCGACTGGTCTCGATCACTCGGCAGAACACCCGTCATTTTAAAGACCCAGACGAAGTCACGACGCACGGCGTTGTTGAGTTCATCTCGCGCGTCGAAACCCCGGCCTAACGGCACAAAATCCCAAAATTTGAGGTTCAATCATGGCCGACGGTCAGCAGATTGGTCGCACGCTACTCATCCAGATTGGTAATGGCGCGACCCCAACCGAAGTATTCACGAATCTGTGCGGTCTAACGACCCGCAGTTTCAATATGTCCGCTAATGAAGTCGACACGACTATCACGGACTGCGAAAACCCAGAAAACACACCACAGAAAACAGCTGAACCCGGCATCAAAAACCGCACGTTCTCTGGTTCCGGCAAGTTTGTGAAGAGCACCAACAACACAGCGTTCATGGTTCACGTTAACGATGCCACCAAATTCAACGCCAAGGTGATTGTTCCAGGTCTCGGCACCTACACAGGCCCGTGGTTCGTATCTGAATTCGAATTCAGTGGTGAGATGGAAGGCAATATGGACTTCAATGCCACGTTCGTTGCTGCTGGCGTTCTCGCGTTTGTAGCGGAGGCGTAATTTGACTGATGCTGAAAAACCTTTTCCGCTTGAGGTCAACGGCGCCCGCGGCGAGGTAGGTCTTTGGGTTGGGAGTGTTCCACTCGTTATTGCTGCCGAAATGGGCGGCCTAGCGGCTGTTTCAACACGCCTTTCCTGTAAGAGCATGTCTGACCTGTTTCTTCGTCTCTCTGGAGTAGAGCCAGCCGCTACGGTGGCTGCACTAGACCTCCTGACAGTCAACGGCGACAAAACGGAAGCCATTGGAACGCTGAAGCTCAAGCACTTTGGATCAGTGGCAAAGGCGATCTCCGAAGCGTTGTCCCATCACTTTGATGAGGATGAACCGGGAAACGAGGTAGCCGTCGCAAAGGCGGCATAGAAAAACCTTTCCCTTGGCGCGACTGGCAGAAAGTCGCGTTCGGCGGGCTCGGCTGGACACCCGCCATATTCTGGCACTGCACATTGACAGAGTTCACGCTTGCAGCGGCAGGCAAAGCCGAAGCAAACGGCGTAAAAGACACTGTTGCCCCTCCATCTGCGGAGGAGATCGACGAGTTATTCAAGAAATACGGTGGTTAGATTGGTTTCAATTTAACCGCTGTTCCCGTCGCAGCCACAAAAAGTATGCCGCCAGGTCCACTGGTTGCCAACTGATTGTAATTCAAATCCACAGCGATGACGGCATCTGCTCCTACCGCATGCGCCTCGTCGCGAAGTCCATCAAGGCAGGCTGAGCGCGCTTCTTTGAGTGATGCTTGAGAAGTGTTTGATCGCCCGCCAACAAAGTCCCGCCAGTTATTGGCGATGTCTTTAAAGATATTCATGCCAAGCGCCGCCTCTGACGCAACGATCGATATGACTTCGTCGACTGACCTGTTCGGGACGTCAATCGACGTGGTCATAATTATCGATTTCCGCGTCGCGTCACTTGTCGTTTTAGCCGTTGCCTCCTCGCAATCGACGCACATCCCGTCTTTACCGCCGAGATAGTAATCAGTGTTGCAACGTGTGCACTTTGGCATCTGCCTGTCCTCCCGGCTCGCTGTTTGCGGGCTATTACCTGTTAGGAAACCGACTTGGCCGGCAACAATAGTGATGACCTGATTATCTCAATCAGCACCGACCTTGCAACCGTCAAGCGGGCGCTGAATAGGCTGGTTTCTGATGTCGGTCAGGCGTCCAGTGGAATTGAAAAGAGGTTTGCCGCTACGGGCAAGTCAATCAACAATTCGCTTACTTCCTCGATGCAAGACCGCATCAACAACATGGTGGGTATTGGCACGGCGGCCGCAAAAGAATGGAACGGAGCATTAGCTGATCAGCAGAAAGAGCTTGATCGCCTTCGTGCCAAGTACAGCCCGCTATTCTCCACCATCTCCAATTACAAAACGGCCGTTGCCGACATCAGGCAGGCGCACGCAGTCGGCGCCATTTCAGCGAACGAAATGGCGTCTGCCATTCAGCGTGAGCGCCAAGCCGCTCTGGCGTCCACTGCAGCTATCAAGGGCAGAAATGCCGCATTGAAGGCTACCGTAACGGCGAGTAGTGGCAACAGCTTCACTACAGCCAACATCGCTGCCCAGTTTCAGGATATCGGTGTCACAGCCGCCATGGGTATGTCGCCGATACAGATTGCACTCCAACAGGGTACGCAGCTCTCAGCAGTTTTGCAGCAGATCAAGGACAGTGGGCAGGGCGTAGGGCAGGGCTTAGCCAGCGCCTTTGCGTCGGTCATATCTCCTCTGTCACTTGTGACAATCGGCGTCATCGCTGCTGGTACGGCTGCGTTTCAGTATTTCGCCACCATCATGAGCGAAGGTGATAAATCTGCAGAAGTTCTGAAGAAACAGGAAGCTATTATCTCAGCGGTCGCTGAGAGGTGGGGTGATGCGGTACCGGCGCTTCGCGAGTATGCCAACGAGCTAAAGCGAGCGCAGGACAACACAGATTTCAAAGAAGGCGCAGACCTTTACAACGCCAATGCACTCGCTGACGTCAAGAAGGACGTCAAAGAAGCACAGGCATCGATCGCTGATTTGGTGGGGCAACTTCAAGCAGCTGGTGAAGAAGCCTCTGTAATCAAGAACCTGCAATCGGCCTTCAATGAGTTTGCCAAGGCTGCGGCCGAGGGAAAAACTGAAACTGAGGACGTTGAGCGCGTTCAAACCGCACTGAGCGCGGCTATCAACAGCAGCGGCATTCCGGCACTCGCAGAGTTCGCCAAGTATTTCACGAACCTTTCTGAGGCGGCACTCGAAGCCGCTGGTAATGTTCAAAAAGTCAACAACGTCATGCCCGTGGCCACTTCACGGATCAATGACCCCAAGACTTGGCGTGGTGCTGGCCAGCAAGACCAACAATTCGGCGCGGACGGAACCATCCAAGGGGAGAGGTATTCTCTTCCATTCGACGGCCCAACGCCTGGCGTACGTCCATCTGATCTCGACACAGCGAAAAATCGTGGATTTGGTGCAGCGAAGCGAACAAAGACACCGCAAAAGACTGCATCGGATCGTTTTGCTGAAGATCTGCAGGCAATCCGCGACCGGACTGAAGCCTTGCGTCAAGAAATGAACCTCATCGGCCTGTCCAATGAGGAGCAAATCAAGCGCAGGGCCGCATTGGACCTTGAGCAAAAAGCACTTGCTGATCTTCGAGAAGAGGCGCGCAAGAAGGGTCAAACTGACCTAAGCAACATTCAACTGTCACCGGATAAAATCGCAGCCATCGAAAAAGAGGCGGCGGCTTATGCAAAGCAGGCAGAAGAACTGCGGAAACTGGCCGATCAGCAACAGCTGACGCAGAACAGCGCCAGTGAGTTCTATGATACGGCTCGGTCCGGATTCGTCGACGTACTGAAAGGCACGTCCAGCCTTAGCGATGCACTCTCTAACCTCGCCAACAAGTTTGCAGACCTTGCGCTAAACAGCGCGTTTAACAGCCTGTTCGGCGGTAAATCCGCTTCTGGTGGCAACGGTTGGTTGACCGGTGTGTTTTCGGCTTTAGGCTTCTCATCTGGTGGCTACACCGGTGCAGGCGGCAAGTACGAGCCTGCGGGTATCGTTCATAAGGGCGAAGTGGTTTGGTCACAGGCCGACGTAGCGCGTGCGGGCGGTGTTGGCATGGTTGAAGCACTGCGCAATGGCTATGCGAATGGTGGTCCGGTTGGAGTATCCGTTCCAGCAATACCGAACATACGGCCAGCGAACGATAATGCTGTGAGAGTTAATTACGCGCCCGTCATCGACGCGCGAGGAGCTGATTCTGCTGCTGTTGCAAGGCTTGAGCAAGTGGTTGCAAAGCAAGCCGCAGAGCTACAAGGCCGCATTGAGGCCGGTGTTCGTTCGGCACAAAAACGAAACGTGAAGTTGGGGTAGGGCATGACAATCACATATCCACTCCCAACTTCATTCTTCGACGAGTTTCCCGGTTGGACGACTGAGTTTGAGCCGATGTGGCGTCAAGAGTATTCGCGGACTGCTGGCGGACAAACGATTGCCAAGGATCTCGGGTCTCCACTCTGGAAAATGACGGCCCAATCAAAGTCGTTGCGACCGAACGAACTGGACTATTGGCGCGCTCGGCTCATGAGTCTCGAAGGAGTTCTTAAGACATTCCGCGCATTCCCGAAATCCCGCTGTTATCCGATTGCCTACCCGAATGGTAGCTGGCCGACGGGTGATGCCTTCGACGGCAACGCCGAACTGACTACGATCAACGCAAATCGCAAGTCGATCTCGTTGCACGATCTCCCAGTCGGATATCGAGTTTCTGTCGGCGACTACGTCCAAGTCGGCACAAATGACCTTCATATGGTCATGGAGCCTGCCGTTGCAGATGCCACTGGATACACTGCCCAGTTCGAAGTTCGACCGCATCTATGGCCTGGTGTAACCGCGCCTCGCGCCGTGGCTCTCGTGAAGCCATCTTGCGTCATGAGGCTGGTTGCCGGTTCGGTGTCGACCACATCTGACAAAGAAACTGGACGAGCGGTCATCTCATTTCAGGCAATAGAGGCCCGATAATGCGTAACATTTCTGCCGACAACCTTGCTGCGCTTGAGGCGCGGCAACTGGTGGCGCGCGACTTTCTATGGCTCGTTGTTCGTAACCGCACCACAGGTGTGCCGGTGACTGACGGCATGTGGTCGGATGTCGGGAATATTTCGGCTGCCGTCATTCATCCGGATACGGGTTTACCTGTTACCCGGGATTGGTACGGGTCAGGCACGCTTGTGCAAATCGATGACATTCCTTTGGTCAACAATCTCTCTGTCCAGAACGTCAATATCCGGATGTCACAGGTCAGTGACCATGTCGAACAGTTGGTACGCGAATATGATTGCCGACAGGCCCGTGTCGAGATTTACCGTGGCCTCTTTGATCCGGATAGCCGCCAAATGGTGGCGCCAGCGGAATGCCGGTTTGTTGGCTTCGTAGACAATATCAACATCACAACTCCATCGGAGAATTCCGAAGGTAGCGTCACGCTGGTTTGCGCCAGCCACACGCAGGAAATGACACGCGCTAATCCGTCGACGCGCAGTCATGCGACACAGATCCTGCGCAGTCCGACTGATACGTTTTTTCAGGATGCCGCCACTGTTCAGGAATGGGAATTCTTCTGGGGTAGCGAAAAGGGCAAGGTCTCAACACAAAAGAAGCGCAAAAAGTTTCTCGGGATATTCTGATGGACGTGCGTTTTGCTGAACCCGGCGATCGTGATCGGGTCATAGCATTGCTCAAGGAAAGTCACGCCGCAGCTGGTTTCACTTTTCCATTCGAAGCAGCACGCGCAGATCAATTGTTTCAGCAGCATTTAGCATCTCCGTTCGCGTGCGTCCTCGTCGTCGGCAAGCCAGCGCAAGGTGTCCTCATGGCGGTTGCTTTTGAACATCCATTTGGCGCCGGTCGTATCGCGAAAGAAACAGTCTGGTTTATCGAACCGTCGGCACGTGGCCGCGGCGCCTTACGCATGCTCGATGCATACGAATATTGGGCGAGATCCACATCATGCGTGTCCATCGGCATGGCTTCGCTGGCTAGCAACGACGTTTCCAAGATCTACGAGCGGCGCGGATACGCAGCCGCCGAAACTCACTTCATGAAGCCGCTGATCTAGCGGATCTCAAAGGAAATCGATGGCTATTTTTACTGGGATCGCCACGTTCTTCAGTGGCGTATCTGCGTTCATTGGTGGCCTCGGCGCTGTAGGATCATTCCTTCTAAAGACTGCTGTCGGTATTGGCGTCAGCCTGCTTGGCCAAGCTTTAGCAGGCAAGCAGAGTTCCGCTCAAAACTTCGCTATCAATGGCACCATGCAGGGTGGCGGTGACTTGGCGCGATCGTTCATCGTTGGGCGATACGCCACAGCCGGATCATTGGTATGGGTGAACACGTGGGGCAAGGACGGCGATACGCCAAATGCTTATCTCACGCAGGTTATTGCGCTTGCTGACTTGCCGGTCGCGTCGCTCTCCGAGTTCTGGGTCAATGGAGAACGTGTAGCGCTTGGAGGCAATGGTGCATACGGACTGAATTGCGGCGGTGTCTACGCAGATAATCTTTGGGTACGTTTCTATGACGGAACGCAGACTGCAGCTGATGGCGTGGCCATGGGCGCGTCTAATGCTGCGCGGTCGTGGAACTCCACCCGAGTTGGTCGAGGCGTAGCTTACGCCGTAGTGACAGCCCGCGTATCCAAGAATGTGTTTTCAGGTGTTCCATCGTTTAAGTTCGTCCTGCAAGGCCGCAAACTGTACGACATCACAAAAGACAGCACGGCTGGCGGCGTCGGTTCGCAGCGATGGTCTGATCCATCGACGTGGGGCGGTGACGGCGACAACCTACCAGCTGTCCAGCTTTACAACATCATTCGCGGCGTGAGCTATAATGGCGAATGGTTCTATGGCCTGCAAAACCTTGCAACATCTCGGTTGCCTGCGGCCAACTGGATCGCGCAGATCAATAAGTGTCGTGCCACCATCCTTGGTGCGTCGGGATTAGAGCCGACTTATCGCAGTGGCGGCGAGATCAATGTTGATGCGCCAATCTCGACGGCCCTCGAAGCGCTTCTGACGGCCTGCCAAGGCAAGATTTCAGAAGTTGGAGGCGTTTACACGCTTCATTGCGGCACGCCTGATGGACCAGTCGTCTCGTTCACTGATGCGGATATTCTTTCGACTGAAGAGCAGGAATTCACTCCTTTCCTTGGTTTGGCAGATACGATCAACGGCGTCTCTGCGACCTATCCATCACAGAGTGATGGCTGGGTGACCAAGACTGCGCCACCACTCTACAGACCTGACCTTGAGGCCGAGGACGGCAACCGCCGTTTGATGGCTGACGTTCCTCTGGACTTCGTGCCATACGCCGAACAAGTGCAGCGCCTGATGAAATCGGCGCTGGAAGAGGCGCGCCGGTTCCGCCGACACACGCTTGTTCTCCCGCCAAAGTTTTGGCCGTACGTTACGCCTGGTGAAGTGATCGAGTGGACATCGGTCCGTAATGGTTACGTCAACAAGCTGATGCGTGTAGACGGTGTTGCAGACCGTGCCAACCTTGATGTGATGATCGATATCACTGAGGTCGATCCTGCCGACTACGATTGGGACAGCGACGCTGAATTCCAGCCTCCAGTTGATGGCGCGATTGGCGTTATCAGGCCGCAGCCACAGCCAATTGTCGACTGGTTCGCCGAACCGGCGACAGTCAAAGACAATCTTGGTGTCGACCGGCGACCCGCTATTCGGTTGTCGTGGGACAACTCGGACGGCCGCCTCGATGACGTTATCGGCATTGAATACGAAGTTCGGCTTTTTGCGACACTTGAGAAAGTGACAGAAGGGCGCACGGACCAGCCACAAGCCGGTTCGATGTTGATTTCGCAGAGCCTGCTGCCAAACGAAAGTTATGGTGTTCGTGGGCGATACATTCCGGACGGCGACAGAGCCACGCTGTGGTCTGATTTCATCCCGGTCATCACGCCAAATGTGCTGCTGTCCGATAAGGACGTCTACGTCGATATCGATTTGAGCGGCGTTGGCGACATGCTCGGCTGGTTGTCAAATAGCAGCCGTAATGCACTCGAAGCTGCGTTGGAGTTGCTTGGCGATGTGCAGGAGAACGCCAACGTCGGATTCCTCGACAAACAGGAATTGCGGCGCGAGCTGACGGCAAGGGCAGGGGCTCTCGAAGCATCCTATACTGAAGTTGTCGAGGTTGCCGTCACGCAGATTTCTGCTGTGGCAGGGAAAGTGGAAACACTATCCGCAGCAATGGGTGGTAATGCTGCGACGGTCAACATTCGTTGGGCGGTTGCTGCTGCTCCAGCAGGATATGCGGCACGTTATGGCATTGAGGCGGCGGTCAACGATGGTGAGTATCGAGCAGCTTCGTTCCTCATGGATGTGCCGGTTGATCCTGAGGATCCAACGCGCATCATCCTGCGGGCAGATCAGATCCTGATGATCAGCAGTGACGATCAGGACATCCAGCAGCCGTTTGTGTTTGAAGATGGCGAGCTGACGCTCGCTGTTGCGAACATCGGCACTGTGCTGGCCGGGACAATCAATTTCGGCAATGGCCGCGTCATCATCGACGAGAATGGAATTCTTGTAACGTCATGACAGTCAGAACGCTGATCGGGATCGATTATGCGGGTGTCTCTTGTGTGAAAATCACAAAGGGCACCCGCAATCCAAAAGACATTCTGGATAACGAGTATGGCGCTTTCTATTACAACAGCAAATGGGCTGCTGATGTGCGGGTGCTGTATTCTGGCGTGAATAGCTCGATGGGGCTTGGATCTTTCACGACGTATTATTGGCCTCCAGGTTCAGGCCCTAGCAATTACCAATGGTGTGCTGACAACTATTCCAATCAGACTAACTCGGCGGCGCAAAAGAACTATTATCGGAACTCGGCGTTTCCAAACCTGGTCTATTCATTGCCTCTGCATGAGGTGAAGCCGATCCGAAAAACCAATGGTCGATTTGTGCAAAACAGTATGATCGTGTCCTACCGCGGTTATGAGGATCGTGGTACGCGCCGGTCACCGCCAAATAGTGCTGAATATGGCTGGTGCCAGAATTATAATAACTCCTTGCGTGCGCCTGTCGGCACGGTGAACGGCATTCCTGAAATGCTCTGCTCGCCTTCCACTCCATCTGGGTCTGCTGAAACATTCGGATCTGCTTTGGCTGTCTGGAACTTGCCGGGTGACGAAACACCGGTCCAGAACGGGACGCCATTACCGCCTGTACCGGGGCAGCACACGATCATCATCAACAAGGATAGTCTGAAGGTTGCGAAACCGGGATTTGATGCTAGGACGGCGACAGGAACGCAGTTGGCTTTCGACAGCGCCAATCGGCCGGCGAAGGTAGTTGCCGCAGACGACATCGCTCTTGGTGCTGGCGTGAACGAATATGACATCGGCTTTGCAGTACCTGCATCAACGCTCGTTGATGTGCACTACTATGTCGGCAGTGACATCTATTATCCAGCGTCGCCAACCGATTTGTCTTTCGGTGGGGAGCATTGGATCGATGGCGGTAAGCTGTATTTCAATGCTGGCGCAGCATGCCGTGCTCGCTTCATCGTCTACGCGTTCGACAACACCCCTGCGACATCGGGCAACAATGATGTCTTTCGGCAGATAGAGATCGGCGGCCGACCGGTCATGCAGCTGTTGCGACCCGGTGCTGGTGCTAATCCATCATTCGCAGACATAGTGCTTGATAGCCGCTGGCCTTGCTTGCAGATTATCAAGGAAGGTTTCATTTCGGTGACTGACGGGTCTCAGGCGTACACCGTGACCCATAACGCTGGCAACGATGTCTTCCCCATGGTGAAATACACCACCGTTCATGGCGCCACATCAGGCTCCAGCATCACGATATCCAAGTCCGTCCGGCAACCGCGTGTTGCCCTTGGTCGCCTGACCAAAGGCGGCGGCATCACAATACCGCTATTCAACTGTGGTGATAGCACTTACTGCAGGCTGACCAACAATGACGCGACATTCTACACGCATCGCGGCGCGCCGACATTCGCTCTGTGGAGTACGGCGAACGATTACAACAACAACACGATAACGCGCGAATACGACCCGGCGCCGCTCTACGGCATTCGCTACTACATTTTCGGGCTTCCCAAAAAGGACTGACCTTATGTCAACCACAACGAACATCGACCTCGATGTGGCGCTGAATGAAGCGCTCACGCGAGAAAAGATGCTGCGAGACCGCTGCCTGATTTTGGCGCAGGCGAACAAGGCTCTGAACGCACAGAATGAAGCCCTGAGAACAGAGATTTCCGAATTGAAGATGGAAGAAAAGGCTAGGGCGGAGCGCAACGATGGCTGATTATACTTTCCCAACCAGCTACGGCGTTGGTACGGCGACTGTCAGCAATGGTTCTGTGACAGTTATCGGGCAAGGCACCTATTGGATGTCCGATGATCCGAAGCTGTCGCCGTTACGTGCTGGCGATCTGTTTGGCACGCATGTCGGCATCGCGGTCCGCATTGATGAGGTCGTCAGTAATACCGAACTCACCCTTGCGCATGAGTGGCCGGGTGCCAGTCAGACGGCGGCTCCCTACGAAATTCAACTGACGCCCCGCATCGTAGGTGCGCAGGAAGCGACGCGACGCCTTCTTGTGTCTCTCGCCAACGGCAACGTCGAGGCGTTTGCAGCGCTTGCTGGCGGATCTGATCTTATCCCGATTTTCAGTGGCTCTGGCACGATGACAACAGTCGCTAAACGCGAACTCGTGAACGGCGTGCAATACGATGTCCAGGTTGATGAGCTCGCAGACCGTGCTGCATTTGACGGTCAAGAAGAGGGTTATGCTGTTCTAGTCGCTAACGTGGGCGACGGCAGATCCGCCCTTTACACGAAACGATCAAACACTTCGGCGGATTGGTCTGACCCGTCTTACATTACTGGTGCTACTGGCGAAACTGGACCATATACAGACCTTATATTTGCTCCGGTTCAAACGCTCGCTCCCGGCGAAGATGTAACACAGACAACAGATACGTCCGTTCCTGGGCAAGTGACCGTAACCTTTGGTATCCCTGCCGGTGTGCCCGGTGATATGGCCGGTCCAGACGGCGGCGTTGTGGATGGCGATTATGTTGTCTTCGACGGCTCGTCCGGTAAGCTGGTTCGCAAGGGTGAACCTCCCGAAACTGCTGGAAAGAATGATACCTTGTTCGCCCTTGAGATTGCGGACCTGAAGGGCTCTCGGCTCGGGATGATTGGTGGAGTTGCGGACGCCTTTGATGATGAAACTGGAGTGGATGCCTCCATATCATCTGGATACCAATACAACGCAGCTAGTGATTACTACTCTCCTCTCAAGCCAGCTTCCGTAACCAACACAGTTAGCGGCACTGGAGACGGCGCATCTGTATTCACAATCTTCAATCGATCTTTCACTTTGGCTAACGGCGCAACGGTGAGGAGTGTCGGCGTTCATGATAACACTGCTAGGAGCCACACAGTAAAAATCGGCAGGAGAGTAAGCGCTGGCGTGTACGATGTAGTGGCAGAATTTACTTTTGCTCACCCTGGCGGCGGTTGGAGCGACTACATTCTACCGGTGCCTTTCGTTTTGCCATCTACAGGGTCGCTTGTCCTTGGTGCGGTCCAACCAGTTGCTACCGCATTGTCGAGAACTCCAGCAGCGGACCGAGCTTACAAGCTAGGCAATATCTCAGGAACAGGGCAAACTGGTTTCACCGAAGATAATGCGTCTGTTAGCCCGCCTGTTCGGCTAGACTATCTAGCCGCGGATATGATCCTTAGATCAGTGCAGTATCCAGCAGCTTCCCAACCATCCAACGGCCGTCTTTCTCTTCAAGTCCAAGGATCTGAGGTTTTTAGTATAAATACTGAACTCGTCGGTGAACTTTCACGTGACAACGGCACTACATGGACTGCTGCAGCGCTTTCGCTAACCAATAGCTTCTCAGGTGTCAGGATATTTGAGGCCGACGATATTGATCTATCGGCTCAACCAGTAGGTTCATTTATTAGATGGCGCATACGGACTTTCAATAGCAAAGACATCGCCGTCTCGGGCGTTGTCGCCCAATGGAAGGATTGATCATGGCTCCAAGGACATTTGGTGTTCGTGCCGAGACGCCGACTGAAACTGACTACGAGGCCGCCATTCAGGCGTTGGTTGACGCTACCGCAACCGAACGGAAGTTTCGAGACGGCGTAACGATGGCTTCCTATGTTGCTTCAACCAACCAGCGATGGGCGGCAGAGGCACAAGCCTTCGTTGCATGGCGCGATGGTGTGTGGGCCTACGCCTATGCGGAACTCGACAAGGTTATGACCGGTCAACGGCAGCAGCCAACCATCGAAGAGTTCCTAGCCGAGATCGATCCGATCGACTGGCCGTCTGCGTAACATCCCAAAAACTAGGAATCCAATGCTCATCCACAACTGGCGGCAGGTGCTGAAACGCGCCTGGTCTGTCCGCCTCATTGTGCTTGCCGCGGTGCTAACCGGCGTCGAGGCAATGCTTCCATTTATCGCGCTACCTGTTCCACCCGGGCTGTTTGCCTGGCTCACGCTTGCCGTGACAGCAGGGGCATTCGTGGCGCGCTTCCTTGCTCAAAAGGAGGGCAGTGATGCCAATCAATAAAATCTTCGCCACGAAGCGCGGGAAGGCGGCTATTGCAGCCGCTCTAATCGCTGCAGCAGCTGGCGGCTGGCAGTCCTACAAGGACACAAGCGAACACGTTCTACCACCTGCCGTTATTCTCGCGACGGATGCACTGATCCTTCCTTGGGAGGGTATGGTGTTGACATCTCACTGGGACAGGTTCGCGAAGATCTACGACATCTGCGCTGGCATTACTCGGATCAATGGCAAGCCTGTTGGTCCTAACATGCGTTTTACCCGCAATCAGTGCGAGGAAATGACACGCGAGCAGATCTACAACGACTATTACCTGCCGCTTGTGAAAGCTGTTCCCGGCTACACAAGTTTCCCGATCGGCGTGCAGGCAGCAATGCTGTCCGGCGCCTATAATTTCGGCGTCAATGGGATGGTTGGAGCTACGGCCACGAGGCTGCACATGGCTGGCCAGCACTGGAAGGGCTGCGAAGCCCAAACGGCTTGGAACAAAGCTGGCGGGCAGGTCGTGCAGGGTTTGGTGAAGCGCCGCGAGATGGGCGACGCGCAGCGCAAGGGCGAGGCAGAAATCTGCGTTTCTGGCCTCAAGGATGGCCAGCGATGAGCATTTTCCTCAGCAAGCCAGCCTTTTATCTCTACGGCCTTATCGCCGCTTTGTTGCTCCTGTGGGGCGTGCACACGCACATCTACAACAGCGGCTATGACGACGCCGTTCTGGTGAAGGACGCAGAGATAGCCGAACTTAAGAGGGCGGCCACAGAAGCCCGCAACGCCGAGGTCGAGCGGCAAGACGCAGCCAACAATGCCGCCAAGCTTCGCGAGGCGCAACGCATCGCCGAGATGCAGGCCGAAAACGAACTACTTCAATCTCAAATCGAGGAGCTGGGGCGTGAAGCTGACCAAGATCCTGATGCTGGTCGCGTTGTGCTTGGTGCTCCCAGCGTGCAGCGCATTAACAAGATCCGATAAGGTAGCGGTCCCGCCACCTCCACCACGGCTAACCAAGCCCGACACCATCCTGCTGGAGCAGTGCAAAGGCCCGACCGACCTAGGCAATGATCCGCTTTCGCAGGCCCGTCTGGAAAAGCTCTGGATCACCGATCGCGAGCGACTTGTGTCCTGCTTTCGCAAACACCTGGCGCTGCGTGATTTTTACGAGCACCGCGACAATGATCTGCGAGGCACGAAATGACCGGCCCAGAAATCATGGCCGTTATCGGTTGTTTCGTGACGTTGTTCGGCTTTCTATTTGGCCTCTGGAAGTATGTCGACGCCAAGATCAACACCGCAAAGTCCGAAGCTGCAGGCGCCGCAGCTGCTGCATCAGCAATGGCGGCACTGTCTCGTGAAGAGCTTGCTGCCCACCGACTGCACGTCGCGGAACATTATGTCTCCAAGCAGGGGCACCGCGAAAGCACCGAGCAAATCATGGAAGCGATAGGCGGCGTGAAAAGCGCCGTTGAGGCCATGACGCTGCGCATTGATCGCGTTGTTGAAGGCCAGCCCAAGGCGCGAACAACCCGCGCAAACTAACCCTAAAATCTCCGGAGTATTCCTATGGCTTTCCCAGCCTTCACAGTTACCGCTGCTTATGCCGGCTCGCTCGTCGCACGCGACAAATCCCAGTCCATCCTTGGCAAGCTTGTTTGGCAGGAAGCGCCATTGACTGGCGTGGCATCTACAAACGTTGCACCGCCAATCAGTGATGGTGCAGGGCAGGCGGTGTTCCGCGTCCGCGCATCTGCGGATTCTTGGCTGTCATACGGTCGCAATCCAAACTCTGCCGGTCCTGTCCGCGTTCCAATCCCGGCCAACACTGACGTCGACGTTTATCCGGATGCTGGCGACTCTTTCATGTGGCAGGCCGCATAATGGCAGGACTTAAGACAAGTTTGAGAATGGGGGTGGCTTTGCCGCCCCTTATCTCTTTGGGTGGCGCCCAAGATAAGGGCGGTGGGGTGGTGCCGCAGCCGTCACTCTATGTGGGCCAGGTAGCGCATCGCACACGAATGCCAAATGCGCAGGACACGACAGCTACTAAGTTCAATTCAAGAACGCACTTCCAGTTGCGTGAAGATATGGGGCGTATCAAAATCGTTCTGCCCTACTGGTATTGGGCGACGGCAGGCACTGAAGGCCCTATTTTTTCTGGGGCGGCTGCGTTCACCGCATCTATTGAGTACCCGGAAGGCACATACACGCAGGTGTTGTTTGGCGGTGTCCCTGTTGGCACTGCGGCTGCTGGATCTGGTGATGACATAGAAAGCGACTGGATAGATATCGCTATCCCTAAAGACACCGATGCTTGGTGCAATGTTTTCGGGAATTCACCCCGTTTCCCCACAACCGTTGGCGCGAACAACGTGCCGTCTTGCAATGTCGCCAAGGGGGAGAAGATGCAGTACGGCTCATCGGTGATTGATAGGTCAATGGGTGGTGCGTACACATCAACTGTCGCTGGCAACAACGGCCCAACATACGGGCCTATTGCAATAGTCGGAGAGACAAGGCGTCCATCTTGTCTACTGATCGGAAACAGCCGCGTTGCTGGCTGTCAAGATGCCTTTGATGCTTCCAACACCCTTGGGGAACTAAACCGTACACTTGGTGCGTTTTTCGGGTGTATTAACCTCGGAAGTTATGGTGACCGCGTCAATTTGTTCAACGCTTCGAGCACATTCCGAGCCCGCCAGAAGAAATGGGTATCGCACGTCATTGTAGAGCTAGGGATCAACAACATTATTGCTGGAGATAGCGCAGCTAGTGTCCTTTCTGCGTTGCAGACGACCTATGGTAGGTTTGCGGACAAAATCGTTTTTGGTACTACGGTTCCACCAACTGTTGGCAGCAATAACACAGTCGTTGCCCCAACGAACGCTGTTCGGCAGGCGTTCAATGCCGCACAGCGTGCGGTTCCGTCGCCTTTGGCTGGTGTATTTGACATATCATCCGCGCTGGAAGCCGATCTTACTGGCCTTTATGCCGACAGTTCTTGGATTCATGCGGACGGTATTCACGAAACGCAGGCCGGTTATCTTAGGATCGCCAGCAGTGGCGTGATTGACCCTGCTCTAATCACTCGTCCTAACGCTTGAGTATCAGCGAGGGTCAATTTCTGCCCCTCGCTTTTGTTCTTTACCACTCGCGCATTTTCTCATCGAGATCGAGGGCTTCCTGCGTTTTCTGGTATTGCCATTTGCCGTCGATCTTGCGTGCCCAAACTTCTTGCCACCAAAACATTGGATGACACCAACGGAACGTGATGAAACGCTTATGCCAGAGACTTTCGTTCATTAGTTTTCCCAGTGGTTTTGAATTATCGGTGCACACCTGCGGTTTCTGGCGCAACTCGATTTGTAGATACCCGTCGCCGCATCCAATTGTGCATTGGTTCCTCTACTAATTTGTAGCATGCAATGCCCACTGCCATGCACGCCGCCAATGTAATGAGATACATCACTGACTGTTGCGTCACCGAGCTTCCCCAGCGCTCCAGACCTAGCTTGGAAAAGACGTATTTGAACACTTCTATGGTTATGATGTGGGTCAGATAGATCGAATACGATGCGTCACCGAGAAATTTTAGCCATTCAATCGGCTCGGGTTTCTTGTTTCTCTCGATAACCAGGCACCCTAAAACTATCATTATAGCTGGCAAACCAAAACGAATAACCCGCATTGCCCAAGAGTGCGAACCATCGCCGCCGTCAGTTAGGATCGCTAGTGCTCCCGCTAGAATTAGTAGCGCACCTACCACCGTCGGCAGGCGGCCACCTGAACGCAACCAGACTGCTATAAGTACACCGCCAGCAAATTCCAGAACGAGAGGGGATGTGTAGGTCTTAAGTATTGCATTCTCGAAACCGACGATCGACATGGCCGCGCAGGCGGTTAGAAAAGTTAGAATGAAGGCCAAACGATTTTTCGCGGGAATGATGAGTGCAACAGCGAAAATCAGGTAGAAATAGATCTCGAAGTTCAACGTCCAACCAACACCCAAAACAGGCTCAAGTTTTTCGGCCGACGAAAAATAGGGAACAAACAGAAGCGACTTCAGCAGTTCTGGAAAATTCAACGTCCAAGAGAAGATTGCGGGCGGTGTAACCATGGCCGCCCCTGCGAAAACCAATGTGAATATCCAGTAAGGGGGTACAACCTTCACTGCACGATCAAGCAGAAACCGCTTCACGCTAGGGGGGCGCTTCCCCGTGGTTATATACCACATTATGAAGCCGCTGATGACGAAGAAGATATCGACACCAGCTGCGAGCCCTCTCCAATCGCTCCCAAAAATAAGCCCTATATGGTACAAAACTACCATCGTCGCCGCAGTGGCGCGCAAATACTGAAGAGAATAAAGCATTATTTGGCAATCCTTAAATATAAAAACGCAGCATTTAAGCTGCGTTGAAGGGTTGTCAATTACTTTGCAATTTTGTGGGGGCAAGAATAGCGTACCACCACCACCCCTACATCAAAAGGTGGGTTCAGCAAAAAAGCCGCTCGGAGCAATCCGGGCGGCTTTTTGTATCGCCAGCGACCGATCACAGCCTCATGAACAACCGGTCAGCGTTGCAAAAGCGTTGCATGAAGATTTCTCACGTACGCAGGGCAGCGCCCCATCATCAAGTAGGCCAGTACAACCAAGCCAGCGTCCCGAGACATCCGGTCCACGCTACCGTTAAAAGAAACGCTCCCAACAAGAAAAATTTCGCATTCATGACGCAGCCTCCCAGTAGTGTTAGGAAGCGCTGTTTTAGAATGCGGTCAAGTTTCGCTTGCTATTAAGGTTATGAGTAAACGTTAATGCCACTGCCCGATCATCTTTTGTTAGGTAAAAAGCCGCTCGGAGCGATCCGGCGGCTTCTCGTATCACCAGTCACCTATCATAGACCCATGAACAACCGATCAGCGGCGCATTCACCGTTGCGATAGCGTTGCAAAATTACATCGCACTTAGGCAACAGGTCGTCTGGATTGCGATTGTTCTTTTCGCACCATAGAAGCAGCAAGTCGGTGAGTAGGTCCAGTTCGTCAGCGTCGACAAGCTCGTTCAATTTCACCGAGTTCGCAGTCATGCGCACCTCCATCAAATCTGGCTCGTTTTGCGACGTCGAAACGCAGTAAGTGTTTCGACGGTTCCAATTTATGAATTTTGCAAAAAAATAAACCCTCCGAAGGAGGGTTTTCTAAATTGCGCTGAAAATAACGGACGAGGGGAATGCGTCCGTTTGCTCAACTATTCAGTTTGAGAAAAGTTCCCGGCTGTCTTCCCATCATCATTTGATGTGGTGGTTTCATCTATTTCCAAAACCTATCATCAATCATGCTTTTTGGTCGATCAGGATATAGCCGCGATGAAGATCGGCCGCCAAAAATGGTTCACATCCCGTAGGATAAAGAAATAGTTTATCACCCACGACGTGAAAGTTTTTCGCCACATTATCAGGGAGCGCGGCACCACGAAATGCGTAACAGTTTTTCCCTTTGAACTTAGCTTCGCAGTCCTTGTTGGGTGCCAGCTCAATGAGTGTGTCTTGGTATGTTTTTGCGTTCATGTTTAGGGCTCCTTTTGTAGTTAACAATTTATCGAAGCCACCGCATATTGATGTCGTCCAACGTTTTTTCATTGTTTCAACAGATAAGTTATTGAAACTAAAATTATTTTAGTTGAGTTGTTTGGTCAATTTCAGGACTGCAACCATTCGGGTAATATTTCTCTACTTAAAAGATAGGGGCGGACAAGAATGGCGAGCTCAGTAAAAACGCTAGTGGTGACCCGATCGGCTTTTGCCTCTGAGGGGGGCAACGAATAATTAAGTTGCGCCGCCATATGAATAGCATCCCTAAGTAGAGAGGGAGATTTTATGACTTCAGCACCACTAGGCCAGCTCTCATGCGACGATCTCCGGGCAGAGTTAGTGAAACACCAAGACGCTTTGGATCAAGGCAAACAAATGCTTGGCCCTCAGTATAGCCCAAACGCCCGCAAAGCGCTTAAGGCCATCGAGGACGGGATTGATGCCATTAAATCAGAAATCGCAGACCGCTGCTAAATAGCGCCTCAACACCCCATCATCCTTTGGTGGGGCTCCCACACCAATCAATGCGCTGTTTCGGTCGCCACTCTCGAGCCAAACCCTCAGAGATCAGTACTTTGCCAACCTCGCGCCCATCAGCAAGGTAGATATTGATCAAGGGCCGGCGGCTTGAGGTTCTATCCCTTGCGCCACTGTCTTCAATGCGGGGAACGCCGGACAGCAACAGTTCTTTCAACCGGGCTTTGGCTTTCAGCGCCAGCAAGCGTTCAGCCTCGCACTTGGCACGGCTGCCCATCTCAGGTGCGTCAACGCCAGACTTGAACGGCACTCCACCGCCAAGCAACCGCATATTCTGACCGTCGCATTTGATGGTGTCGCCGTCGATCACCGTCAGAGAGGCGCATGCGATGCCTTGGGCTGCATGAGAAGGCAGTGGGGATATAAGCAGTACGGAAAGAGCGGTGAATAATTTCATCGTTTATGCATGTTCCAGTATGGATAGTGCTCTGCACACCACCAATTGACCGGCTCTACTGCCGTGCGCGCGTAGCCCATTCCGCCCCATTTCTTGCATTCAGGAACGCAGCAATAATGCTGGTCAATTACTCCATCACCAGCCTTGGTTTTTTCATCGCTCATCGTTATTCCTCTGTTATGGGCTCAACGCCCTCTAGGCACGGAAAGCGCATTCCGCACCGATCGCCTTCGGCATGGAAAAAGCGGTCACATCCCATGGCCAACCGTCGTCTCAATCGCGAAAAGCTTGCGTCAGCACCGAGCTTTCTCACGATCGCTTTTCGTTCGAGAACATCGCGGTGCTGACACGGTACGCATACTACTTCAATGATGGGGCTGTTGACGTCTTTTATTCTGGGGCCGCATTCGTTGTCTGGCTTCAGATATCGCCGCATATTGTCTCCGCGGTCTTGGTCTTTTTGTCCGTCATGCCTTGCCTTGTCGCCGCTACTGGCGGCCATCCAGCCGCTTGTCTCTCAAGGTCATAGTGTTCCTCAACAAAGCGAGCAGCTTCGCGCGCGTCATCAGCATACCCGCCCTGCGGTAGGAGCTTTACCTTGATACGCTTCGAGTGGCCCGCATCCCACTTGTAGGTGTTGCGCATTGGGCCGGTTTCCTGAGCCGAAATCCTTCCGACAATTTCACCCTCGACGATGCAAATGAAATCATCCAGCAGCTTGCCGTTCAGGCCAGTCTCACCTGGCCATGTGCGGATCCACAAATGTCTGGGCTCGTATGTATCGTTCACGCTCTTTTCTCTTGTTTGTTCTCTAATTGTTCTCATTTGGGCTTGGTGTCAAGGGCATCGTTGACAGCCTGCAATGTAACCACCAGCGTCTGGCACAATCACCACATCACCAGAGGGGGCCATCATGAAGTATTATCTTCACAGGTTCAGACGCATAGCAGTCGCATTCCTCATTACGGCTTTGGCGGCAGCCGCAATCTTCGCCGCTCCGAGCGTTGCAGCGTTCAACGTTCCAGCAACTGAAACTGCAACCGTCAAAGTCATTCATGCCCGAGGACACGGTTCTGGCGTTCATATTGGTGACGGGTTTATCGTCACTGCTGCGCACGTCGTCGGCTCGGAAAAGACTGTGCAAGTGAAGGCAAAGGACGGTCTACTGCATAGTGCCGATGTACTGTGGGTGAATACTGCGCAAGACATTGCACTGCTGCGCACGTCGTCGGACGGTTTAGGCGTAGCTCGGCTATCCTGCACAGATGTGAAAGCCGGAGAGAGTATCACCGCCTACGGCAATCCTTTGTCAGTCGAGTTTGTTGCTGCATACGGCAAGATCGCCGGTGCGCCACGGCAGGCCGGTCCATGGAAGTCCGTTTATGTCACCGACATCACCACTGTGATGGGGCATTCAGGCGGGCCTGTCTTTTCAGCATCGGGCGATCTCATTGGCATCACCGTTGGCGTGATGTCTGCGCAGATTGGCTTTTCTGGCTCGCTGGTTGGTTACGGCTACGTCGTTCCCTCGAGCGCTGTTTGCGGACTGCTGGCGAGGTCGGATTGATCGAGCACATCGCCGTGAACATCCTGTCGATACAGACCATGCTGGAGATACAGCGCGCTCAAGAACTGGAAAGTCTTCGAGCAGTTTTGTTGCTCTACGTCATGCCTCCGGCTTTTATAATACTTCTGACGCTCGGACTGCTTTGGGCATATTCACGCTAATTGACCAAGGCCGACCACCAATCGGCCTTTTAACATCACCACACTGAGGAGAGGGCATGTTACCCACCGAAGAACTACGCCGGAGAGCCGACGCGTATAAAGAACACGGCACGCTAATCAAAGCTGCTGCCGCTCTTGGCATTGGCAAGTCTGCGCTGCACGACAGTATCAAGCGCGCAGCTGAGGCGGGCCTCATGGGGACAGATCCTGTGTTGCCTGGCTTCCGCATCAGTAAAATCAGTAACACGCCGAGCGGCACATTCATTCAGCAGACGCAGGAGCGCGGGGAGCGTTTCGAGGTTCCGACTGGCCATGTTGTCAAAGGCGTGTCTGCACTCGTCGATGCTGGTGGCCGTGTAATCCAGCAATGGCAGAAGACAACCATCGACGACGCGCAACGGGACGCAGCAATGCGTGCCGCTGTCGAGGCATTCAAGGAAGATCTGCCGCGTGCTGATCCAGTTGCACGACCACAGCGAACTCATGCAGACCTTCTTAATTTCTATGCCGTCACAGACGCACACTTCGGCGCCTTGTCTTGGCGCGAGGAAACTGGAGCGGATTACGATCTGCCGATCGCCGAAGCACTTCTGACCGACTGGTTTGCGGCGGCAATAGAGCTGGCGCCAGCGGCTCGAACTGGCGTTCTGGCTCAGATGGGTGATCTGGCGCACTATGATGGCATGGAAAGCAAGACGCCGACGAGTGGCCACATCCTCGATGCGGATTCGCGCTTTCCAAAGGTGGTTCGGGTTATCATCCGGACACTGCGCCGCATTGTTCGTATGATGCTTGAAAAGCACGAGCGTGTGCACATCATTATGGCCGACGCCAACCACGATCCGGCAAGCGGAGCATGGCTGCGTGAAATGTTTGCTGCCTTTTATGAGGATGAGCCACGCGTCACCGTCGATAGCTCGGCCAGCACATACTATGTCGTCGAACACGGCAAGACGTCGCTGTTTATCCACCACGGCCACCGCAGAAATGTAGGCAATGTCGATTCCGTGTTCGCAGGCAAGTTTCGTGACATCTACGGCCGCACGCAGTTTTCATATGCCCACCTTGGGCATCTACACTCCGACGAACTCAAGACGACCAACCTCATGAAGGTTGAGCGGCACGAGACGTTGGCTGCTCCGGACGCCTACGCTGCGAATGGCGGGTGGCTATCTGGACGGTCTGCCAAGGTCATCACCTATTCGGCTGAATATGGTGAGGTTTCCCGCCTGACAATGTCGCCGCAGATGGTCGACGGTTGGTCTGATCGAACTGCATCGAACGACAATAATGAGGCGAGGGCGGTGGCGTGACTACCGCACTATCGCGATACCTGCCTGTAATATTCTCCATCCGTATGCTCATTTAATAGGGAGAATGCCCCGAGGTACATATCCGAAAGAGGGTTTTTATCGCAAAACTTATCAAGCCAGAAGATCGCTTGTTCTCTTGTCACCTCAACAGGTTTTGCATTCCAAAATTCCACGCCGGAGCCAAGCGACATCCCGTTTATTAGGCCAAGGAAAAATGATTCATAAAGGGCTGAACGCCCGGATGTTCTGGATTGAGCCCACTGCGCACAATTAACTGCACTCTGCACAGAAACCTCGGCAGCGTGAGAAGTGACGGCCATTAACAAGGCCGTCATGACGATTGAACTGAACTTCATAATTACCCCCGGTGATGCGCAAGAATATCCGGGTTGTAAAAACAGGCAATACCAAAACCGCCAGCCACCAACTGGCGGTCAACCACACCACTGAGGAGAAATGAATGACTGGATTTGAGCATGAGCAGCGCGTCGGCGCGGCAATCACCATCAGAGAAGAGACAACGCGATTAAACAAGGGAATCGCCAACGCACTAGCATTGGGCGCCGACGTTGAGATCCTTGATCATAAAGGAAAATGGCGGCCTTTAAAAAAAGTGCAGTTGCGGATTTCAGAAAAGCTCGTTGAGGTGACTGAATGACTTGCGCCAACGACAACAATCTTCACAACCACGCCGCAGCCATCAATCTGTTTGCAGCCGACTGCCACGCAGCGAGCCGCAGAGCAGGCTGGTACACTGATCTCGCCACCGGCAAGGCACTTGATCGCAACGTGCCTGAGATGCTGTGCCTGATCCACAGCGAGATCAGCGAGGCAATGGAAGGCTATCGCAAGTCCAAGCGAGGCAAAGTGCTGATGGACGACAAGCTGCCACACCGGCCGATGGCTGAGGTTGAGCTTGCCGACGCCATGATCCGTATCGGTGATCTGGCGGCATTCCTTGGTTACGACCTCGGCGGCGCCATCGTCGAGAAGATGGCATTCAATGCCAACCGTGAAGATCACAAGATCGAAAACCGGCTTAAGGCTGGTGGGAAGGCGTTTTGATGAGCAAGACTTTCGTTATTGCAGACCTGCACGGCAGGCACGACCTGCTGGTGTCGGCTATCGAACGCATTGAGCAGTCGAGCCATACGGGAGGCACGATTGTCTTCACTGGCGATTACGTGGACCGTGGACCTGCCAGTAAGCAGGTTATTGAGTCATTGATGGCTGGCCCATCGGACCCTGCCCGGTGGAGGTGGATCTGCTTACAAGGCAACCACGAAGAGATCATGATGGCTGCTTGCTATGCACCTGGCTTGGCTGGAAGTTGGTGGATACCAAACGGCGGGGGTGCGACCCTTCTGTCTTACGGCCATGAGGTCGGCGCTGATCTTGATGTGAGGGTTGTGCCTTTCCATCACCTGAGTTGGATGGCTAACCTCCCCATCACTTACAACGACGGCAAGCGTCTATTCGTGCATGCAGGTATCGAGCCGGGTGTTCCTCTGGATAAGCAAGACACTCAGAAGAACACGTGGATGCTCTATCCAGACGGCGCAGAGGATGGCCATGAAGACCTTCACGTTGTTCATGGCCATCACCAGCACGAAGATGGCCCGGTGCTACTGCGTGGCCGCAGCAACTTCGATACGCTGGCTTGGTACACGGGGCGATTGGTTGTTGGGGTATTCAATGACGACGAGCCAGGCGGACCAGTGTCAACAATCGAGATCAAAGGACCGTCCATTCACGAGTTTAAGGAGGCTGCGTAATGCTGAACCGCAAAGAGACACCGGTCCCTACAGAGCTCGCCACGACCACATTCGGCCAGCTCGACAAGTACGTTGCGGCTAATGACAACGAGCGCGGCCAATACATCGGCCTGACATGCAATCAGCCTGCCGAACCAAGGCGGCATGGTCAGTTCATGCAGACCTTCACAGGCCGCAAATACTGGCCTTGCAATCCGGTTCCGAATGAAGTGTTCATTGAGGACATTGCGCACGCGCTGAGCTTGCAATGCCGCTACGCCGGCCATTGCATCAAGTTCTACAGCGTCGCCGAACACTCGGTGCTGATTGCACGTTACCTCGCGGCGACACACGCGCCAGAGGTAGCGTTGGCTGGCCTGTTGCATGATGCGTCGGAGGCGTATTGTGTTGATATCCCTCGACCGCTGAAACCATACCTGACGAACTACAAGGACATCGAGGAAGACAATTGGAAAGCCGTCGCGCGCCGATTTCAAATCGGCGCGGAGATCCCGTCCGAGGTGCACGATGCCGATGATCGCATCATCGCCGATGAGCTCGTCAATCTCGTGCCAATGGCGTGGCACGCTCGACACAATAAGCCGTTGGGAGTTCGGTTGCGGTTTTGGTCACCAGAGGAAGCTGAGATTGAATTCTTGGCGACGTTTGAAGCGCTGACCGATGCGCGGGCGAGGGCTGCTTGATGAAAGGCAAAGTTCTAAACACATTCCCGAAGATCCATTGGGCCATCTATGACCAACAGGACGGCTCCCATCGAGGTTATCTCGATGGGTGGTTCTATGGGTTGCCAGAATACTGCTGCACCGCTCCGGACCGCGCTGGTGTCGTCGCCAAGTTGTCCGAAAAGCTCGATGAGTGGAAGGCATGTCAAAAGGCGGTTGAATGACCCAGTACGTCCTTCTGAAACGTGACCTATACGAATGCCCGGGCCATCAAGGATACACCGGCATACGCGATAAGGCGGGCCGATGGCACGCCGGTGAATTTCGCAGCCACGGCATTCCCATCAAGGAGCAGTACACGCCGAAGGAACGTGACAGCTACGCTATTCCTGCCGACGTAGCGCCGGAGTTCACTAACGAGTGCTTCCACGATCTTTCTCTCGCACACCTGCGGGGTAAGATCAAACGGATGCAGGAGGCCCTGACGCCGAGCGACGCAACCAAGGCCGCTTATCATGGCGAGTTCAAGTTCGAACAGATTGGCGTCGACGAAGATGGTGACGAGTACACCTACTCGACATACGTGCCTTGGACGACCGTGAAGGAGATCATGGGTGCAATCCGCGAGCGGGCAGAGATGAAGGATGCGGCGTGATGTTAGCAGGGTGGACTAAAATTTTGCCGTTCTGTCTGGTTGTTCTTTTGATCAAATGGAAAGCTGAGCGTATCCGCGTCCGAAGCTTGCCAGAGTTCGTTTCAACCAATCCTTACAAGGGGCTCATCGTGTCTTGGAGGCGAGTATGAACCAAATCAAACCCGGCGACGATGTGGTCTGCATCGATGACACCACCCTTCCGGAGCAATACCTCGGCATTCGTGCCGGGGAGACCTACACGGCAACGTGGGTAGGCATGTGCCGCACATATCTTGGCGGCGATTATCTTGGAATCAGGCTTGCAGGCGTTAATCGAGGCGTCTGCCCGCAGTTTGGTGAGGAAGATCCGCCATTCGCGGCGCGGCGTTTCAGGCCGGTTGTGAAGCCGAAGGTAGAGGATCAAAAGAGAATTGAGGAGAATGCATGACAAACAAACTTAAAGCTCAGCTGGCCACTCTCGCCGGTATCGCATCATTTGTGGTCGCGGCATTGGTCGCTGGCAATGCCGTCATGGCCATTGTCATCGTAGGTCTATTCCTCGTTGTTTTAGGAGCCATTTGGGGTGACGCTATTTCGGAGGACACGCCATGACATTTTCCAAAGACACCGGCTGCCTCGCAGCTGTACCAGCGAATGATAACGTGCCATTTCAGCTGCACGCGCTTGGCGAGGCAATCGGGAAAACCGTAGTTGGCGTTGACCACGCGCAAGGCTCGGATGCAACCGCACGCTGGACGCCAGCCAGCCTGCCACCCGTCATCGCGCTCACTGGCCTTGCTGGCAGCGGCAAGTCCACGGCCAGCAAGTACCTGGTCGAGAAGCACGGCTACCAGCTGGTGAAGTTCGCAGGGCCGCTCAAGGACATGCTCCGATCAATCGGCCTCAGTGAGGCGCAGATTGAAGGCGAGCTAAAGGAAACGCCGTGCGAATGGCTGCAAGGCAAAACGCCGCGTCACGCCATGCAAACACTTGGCACCCAGTGGGGCAGGGATTGTATCGGCCCTTCATTCTGGATTGAGTTGTGGGTCCGTCGTGTCAATCTCATCATCGCAGCTGGTGGCCACGTGGTCGTCGACGATTGCCGTTTCCCAAATGAAGCGGATGAGGTGCGCGAGATCGGAGGTGTGGTGTGGAAGATTTTCGGGCGCGGCGGGATTGCGGGAGCGCATGAGAGTGAGGCCGGGTGTGGAGAGGCTGATTCTGTGATCCGCAACGCTGGCCACATCGCTGACTTGTATCACCAACTAGATTTGTTCTTGGGTGGGCATTTGGAGGATGCGGCTTGATGTAAATGTCAGACCCATGGTAGCTGTCTCTCATTCAGCGTGGGAGGGCAGCCATGGGTGAGACGGAACCATCACTGGACGATGACGTTCAGAAAACAACGAAGGCTTCCGTCACTGGATCTACTAAGGGGCGAAGATCCTTAAGCTCTATCAGACGTGAAATTGAGGAGAGCGAGCTCAGCAATCCGGGGACGCAAAAAATGCTCCTCGGCGAACTGGACAGGCTTGAGGAAGAACTGGCCGCCGCGTCATCTTACCGGAACAACTTCCATGAAATGGATAAAAGACACGCGGTTCTAGAGGCACGGTTTACCGTACATAAGGCATTCGAAGTAGTGACAAATGCGGCACTCGCTGGCGGTTCGGCGATTTTAGGTTTTGTTCCAGGTGTTTGGGGAACGCAGCCCTTAGCTGGTGTCCTTTTGCTAACCGGAGGGATCTTTGTAGTCGGAGCTATCATCGCACGAGTGAAAACATCATGA